TCGATGTCATGCATCCTGTTTCATCTTTCTTTTCTTGATACGGTGAAGCTTATTGCGGCAGGACCGTGCGTGACGCATCTTTGCGGCGCGAACTGACAGAGAGTGGGCCGAGGATGGTGAACCTTCGGGTCGAGGGTAGCTTAGATCAAATACTCGTTCCCAATTGTTGCGAAACACGAACCACCCAGACGATTTCGGTTCCCTGATGGTGTCTTTATTGAGACATGCCATATCTTCTCTTGGGCTGCCATCACCAAAAATAGACCACCACACGCAAATGAAATCTGGATGATGATTGATGTCGGTTATTAACTCTGCTATCTGAGTGGCTGCAGTGTTGGGGTCGTCGCTCAAAATAAGCGTAAGGCTTAAGCTGCGATTGTAGTGCACTTTGCCACCCAGCACCCACTCTGGGGCTGACCACCATTGGCCATACTTATCTTCAATTGCAATGGCTTGGCAGTGCCGCACCGGGCAGTTGTAGATCATGTAGTCGATGAAGTCGTCGGTTTTACTGGCCGGTGCATTCAAGCGCTGACGGGGCTGTGCCATCAGTAGCGTGCTCCTGTATTAATGTTAGTGATTAGCTTGATCGCTTTGAAGTTTACCACCTTGTTACCCGGTAACTTGCGCGATCGCGTTGGTAGCCCCATACCTGTGAGCCTCTTACCCCAGGTGCTAGAGTTGAAGACGGGCCTAAACCCGTTCATGGTGGCCCACTCAGAGTAGTGCGAGTAAAGGTCGTTGTTGGTCGTGCCGTCCGCGATGTTCTCTACTATCTCGCAGCATTCACTCAACCAGCGCGACACGGAATTTGCTTCGACCGTCATCGACTTCGCCGCTTCCATCGAGTAGTCTGGTGGGTCAAAGTGTCCACGTTCCATTAATCGGCGGTAGGCTTTAGCAAGTGCCGCCAGAATTCCAGGTGCCTCCTCTGCGAGTAGGCTATCATAGTTCATCACCTGATCCTTGGTTCCTGCAACCGTGACGTCAGTGGTTCGGATAATCAGGGATCGGCGCTCAATGGCCCCAGTGCTGTCGTAAGTATCAGGGGTGTTGTTGCCGTGAAACAGAAGGCGGGTGGGTAGGATAACGTTCTTGGCGTCTTCGTATAGAACCTTGAGCTTCACAAACTCGCCTGAGCACACGTTCTGCAGCATACGGTCGATGTTCTTATTTCGGCTGTCCACTTCCGACGCTACATTTAGATTGGCCGTAGCCATGTCGATCATGGAGTTGGGATCGTCGAACTGGTCCATACCCACGTTTGACACAAAGCCCCGAGGCAGGATGGCGTTGATTACCTTGAACAGGGTTGACTTGCCTGTGCCAGGACGCCCGATTAGGAAGAGCATCTTTTCGAACTGATGTGAGCGCACTAAGCAGTAACCGAGGAACTCTTCAACCACGCAGTATGCCTTGCGCCAGTCGGTTTCGTAGTTTGGTGAGTCCTCATACTCGGCAGGAGGCCGAAGGAGGTTCTTGAGGAACTGCTGCCAGACTGTGGACTTGGTGCTAGGGTCAAAGCCATGCTCGATCCTGGTCACGATGTTGTCATCACGTTCTTCGGGCCGCATTGAAAAGTCGCGCGTATCGAGAACCTCATTAGCAAAGGCTATCAAGTAGGGGTCTGGTGACGCCACGCGTGGTGAGATACTATCACGAAACATCTTGACCGATGCCGAAATCGCCGCTTGACCCGCGATGTCGAAAGTGTCGATCAGCTTGTTGCTGATGATGTGCCATGGATTGTCTGCGCCCAGTTCCTTGATGATGTGCCAGGAACCTTCATCCCAGTGATAGGCCACACCTGAAAAGTAACCTAAGTCTTCCCGCTTGTAGCGTTCCCGCAACCAGTTGTACATGATGCGATCGAGCGGAACCTTGAGGGCAGACGACCCACCCGATTTGCCAGACTGCTTAGCTGGCTTCTGCTCCTTGATCTTGTTAGCCAGGGCCTTGACTGCGATCTTGATTTCCTGCAATCGCTCCTTGAGAGTGGTATCATCAGGTGCTGAACGCTCTGCCTCCTGCGCGCAAATTTCCTCGATCTCGTCTTCCGTGAACTTCTCATGGTACATGTAGGTTGTGGCGGACAGCATGGAATGGTGGTGGTCGCCAGGGGAAGTTTGGCCGATGTACCGAAAAATCGGGGAAGTCGGGTTTTTTGCGTATTGGTAAATGAGGAGCAAGTGATAGGGTTTGAGGGCAGGGAGATTGGACGGTGGAACCTCAGACAGGTCTTGAACGATGTCAGTTCCTGGAAACGGTATCCAACGATAAAAACGGTCAGTGCCATCGTCGTTTGGCTTCTGATGCTTGGAGGGGGGAACTACAGTGTAGCCCATTCCACCACCGGCACCGAAAATCTCGATGCAAGGCGGCTTGGTTGGCTTTTCGAAGGGAATGTGGGGAATGTAAAACTTGGTAGCCTTGATGAAACTGGGACCAGCTAGCCTGCGCTCGGCCATGATGTCGGTAATACGGTCTGGATAGTGGTAGCGAACGAAGAAAGTGCCACCCTTGGAACCATACTTGACCGGGGCTGGAGTGCCAATGATGTCGGCCAACACCTGCATGGTTGCGCCACCATCAAGCTGGTCCTCGATGTCCACGTCGATGATCATAAGACCAGTGGTTCCATCTCGGAAATGGTCACCGAGGACACCAATGCCGGAATAAGGGTGGTTCTTGAACTCTTCAAGCATCTGCTCCTCAGAGAAGAACCCCTCGTGCTGATTGATGGGACGGGTCAGACCATTCTTGGCGACCCACTCCGCATTACGGTGGACAATTACAGGCTGGTAGCCATGAGACATATAGCGACATGCGAGGTCAATAGGCAGCGAGCGATCAGAAATCAGCACCTGTGACATATGAGGAGGGTCCTAAAGCATCGAGAGGACAGTGTAGCAGTAGCCATCCTACCTGTCAAGAGGGAGGGTTGAAGCGGGTCGGCGGTAGCCAGTAAGACGATGGCTACCATGGCTACCGAGGTTGTGCGGTAGACGGGAGGAGAGGACGGTAGAGGGAGGCGGTAGACAGTAAAATTTGGATGCTAGACCCGGGAGAGAGGCCGAGGGTAGCCACAGTAAGGGGTGGTAAGGGGTATTTTTTTTGACAAGGTTTTCTTTTTTAGTGGTAGGGGGGGGGGGGAGAGAGAAAGTATCGTAGGAGAAGCTGGTCCGGTAGCCATGTCGTACTGGCTACCATGGCTACCGGCCACCCTCTGGCCCGCTTTACTTCTCGGCACCCTCGAACTTGTGTTCAAACCCACTTGACAAACCACTCCGAACGTGTTTTACTGCTTTTCCTTCGGCCCTCGGAGAACTCTTCCCATGTCTTTAGACTTCGCACAAGAGATCGCAAATCTTGCTCAATACCACCCGGATTACGCTTCCCGCACCCTTTCTGTGACGTTCCCGAACTGGCGAGATGCCAAGTCCATGTGTCTTAGCATGAAGCTTGTTGCCCAGGTTCCAGATTACACCGACCCATTGTGGACCAAGGTGGAACGCATCGTATGGAAGGAGTATCGCCGCCTGTCCAACGAGATTGCAATGGCCAAGCCCCGCGTCCAGGAACTTATCGCCCATATACCCCATGACAGTTCCCCTGCTGGCGATGAGGCACGTATTCGCTCGATGAAAGGGCCAGAGGTTGCATTGACGTTGGCTTCCCTCGGTCTTAAGGTGGAACCCCACCCAACAAATGCCGGTATAACCGTAATGCGTGGCAAGAATACCCTGCTCCACTTTGTGCGCAAAGGTGGCACCATCAGTGTTCCACCTGAAACAAAGCCGCAGGCTGTTACCCCTGCGGCCCCGAAATCAAAATGGGTGGTGCGTTAATATTCCTTCAAACGCGTCACGGTAACCGTGATATTGTCAACGGTAACGTGGTTGCTCTCGCCAACCTTGGGGGGCAGATGGTCCAGCAGCTGATTAACGGCAACCATTGGTATGAATACCAGTTCGCCTTCCAGCGCGTTCCGAACGTCAGAGATATACTCGTAGAACTCATAGTCAGCGGGACCATCGAACTCACTGTCCTTAGCGCTGACATGCCATTTGGCCCACTTTGGCATAGTGCTCATGCCACCAGTTCCTTAACCAGGAGGTTCACGCCGATCTGCGCGAGGCGCTTGTTGTAGCGGCGAAGGTTGTCGCTGATGTCCATCTGGCGGAACGCGATCTGGCCGATGCGTTCTTCGTTGCCAGCCTCTTCGGCCTCGATAAGTTCTCGTGCGAGACGGCGGCTCTCGGCAATTAGTTTCTGGTATCCGGTAATCGACATGGTACTTGCTCCTTTATTGGTGCCGTTGGTAGCAAAACTAGTAAACCACAACGCGAAGGCTTTGTCAACCCCCGCATATTCTGTCACGGGTTGGGGAACAGCGACTCAATCAGGTTGGTATAAAAGTCTTCCGCCTCTTCCAATGTCTTCAGTTCCTCAACCATATATCTGCTGAACGCCTCTTCGATGATATTGTTCGCGGTATAAGTGCCTACTGGCTTAATTCCCATCATCAGCATTTCGTATTGCTCGTAGCGGTCCTGCCAATCAATTGTGCCATCTTCCACTATGTGCCGCGCGGTGCAGCGGCGTGCCTGTGCCAGTTGTTCTGGGTCGCGGCAACGCTTGCGAATTTCCGCGCGGCACTTGCGAAGAATGTCCTGTATCTTGGTCATTGTCGGTTCCTTTATTCAGCAATGAGGGAGAATGGGGTGATCAACGCGGGGGCTTTGTCAACCCCCGCGTTGTGGTTTTATCAGACGAATTCTGTGTACATCATCCCATACCCTGTCACGGTTCCGAAGTAGCTCAAGTTGACTGTGAATGCGAACGCCATTCCCGTATAGTTGCGAAGTTCCATAATTTTAATAGGCACCAGTTCCTCATAATAGCCTTCGCAGTTTTTCTTGAAATAGTCATTCAGCACCTTAGCCACTGAAGCGCAGTTAAGTTCCGCAAGCTCGGTGTCGAATTCATTGGTTTCGCCGGTCTCAGTCTCGGAATAGACGATGCGTGCCTTGACCATGTGAATAGCTCCTTGGTTAACTTAAGCATTAAACCACAACGCTAGGGCTTTGTCAACCCTCGCGCGCGTTCTGCTACTTGTCTCCAAACAGGGTTTTCATTATATAGGTTTTATATTCGTCGGCAATTTCCTCATCCACGATGTCTTCCATGTCTTCCATGTCGGACTCTGAAGTCCAATATTCAATGAGATAATCAACCGTGCATTCTTTGAAGGCTTTGATTTCGATGCCGTTCCATATCAGTTCATACATGTCTTGAACTCTCAGTTCTGAGAATTCGCACTCAGCCATATGCTTGCAGGTTGCTTTACGCGCATTTTCCAGCATATCCGGGTCTTCGCACCGCGTGCGAACGGTCACCCACATCGCGTCGAGCTTGTCGTTGACGGCTTTGATGATTGCTTCGTCGCTCATTGTAGGCTCCTGTATTCGACCTCATCTGGTCGGAGAAGCCGATCCGTTAAGATCGGCTACCCGGACTAGACACTACAGCGTAAACCACGATCTCGATCACAATCACCAAGATAATGAAGCCCCAGGCGATCCAAACCCAGTTCCCAGTGGGCTTGCGGGGGGATTGCGCCCCCCACCTGCGGTGGTGGCTCAAGCTGCTACCTTCGATTTCTTGGCCTTGCCCTTGGCCGGGGTGAACGCCACCCCGAAGCGCCCTGTGATCGACCCGATCCGGACCTTGGCATCCGGGTCATTCCGCAGCAGGCCCCGGATGCGGTTAGCGAGGTTCATGCGCTGCATTCCGACGTTCAGGCCCTCCCATGATTGCTTCCAGAGTCCGGAGTCGATGCCGATCTGCTTGAGTGCCATGACATCGACCTTGACGACCTTGCCATCCAGCACCTGGATCGCGTTCCGCATCTCGATGTCCACAGTGTCGCCGCAACCTGGACCATGCGGATTGTGGCTGTATTGGTCGTGGTAGTCCTTGGCCATCACGCCGCACTTGGCGAACGCGCTGGCGTCTTCGGGGGCTTCGAATTCAACCTCGCCTGCGTCCCAGGCTTCGAAAGCCTCGGCGGTGCTGTCGAACGTCTCAGTGGAGTTCAGCCCGTCCACGGTGCGGTTGAGTACGAAACCCGCATCCGTCTCGATGAAGGTGAAGCCCAGCTTCGCGGCTTTCTTGACACTCGAATGGTGGATCAGCATGGTCGGCTCCTGTATTGTGACCTCGGCGGGATCGCCTCGACCCATTAAGTAAACCACGCGGCGCTTGCCGGTGGAAGTGCAGCTTTTGCAGGGTCGCATTGTGCGTCTTGCAAATCGACCGGACTGGTCGGGAAACCCACCCCCGCAAGGGTGGGAAGCCGGACTATTCCGCGTTCAGAAGCCGCGTGGCTTCCTCGCGTGCCGCGTGGGCGAGCAGGGGGTTTCCTGCCGTGGTCCAAGAGTTCGCCCAGTCTTGGGCGATTTTCCACGCCAGCGGGCGTTGCTGGCGTCGGAACAGATCGGCCACGGCGGCTTGCACGAGGCTTGGGTCGGGGGCTTGGGTCGGGTGCGGCATCGGGGTTGGCTCCTGTTCGTGTGTGTGTGTGGGGTGGCTCAGCATTCTGCCGGATCGAGACCGCGTGCGCGCATACGCTCTTCGAGCGTGCTCACGATATCCCAGTCATCGATCTGCTCGGCTTGTGCCGTGGCTGCGCGCCATGCGGCAAGGATGGCTTCGTCGGCTTCGGCGTTGGCACGGGAGGCCGCGCGGCGCGTGCCCATTTTGGCTCGCATGTTGGCCTCGGCTTCTGCGGCGCGCTCCTGCGCTGCGTCGGCGTCGGCAATCAGGGAGGCGATGTCGGGCATCAGCGTGGCTCCTATTCGTGTTCGACCGGGCTGGTCGGGACTGCCCGACCCACACACAATACCACGGCGCGGCGCGGCGCACAATGCCGCGAACGCATGGTCGTTATGCGCGGAGCACAATGCGATGCGAGGTCGGGACGGGTGCGTGGTGGAGGTCGGTGGGGTGGTGCCGAGGTCGGACCAGAGGGGCACGGGAAGGCAAGGACGGGGCCGCGCGGTGGTGGTGGTGGCGCGGAGTCCGGGTGGCATGGGTCGGGAGCCACGGGGGGCGGGACACACGTAATCATCCCTTGTCTCTCTCGAAAATTTCCGACACCTTTAATATTTGTCACCCATCCTTTTCCTTCCGTTTTTCCCACTCTCACGCTTTATTCATCACCCATCCTTTTCCCTCCATTATCGCTTCCTTTGCCTCCTCTAACGTCATGTTATCCCTGTATATCGGCAAATAATCCCTGCTCTCCTGTTCCATCGCAGTCGTAGCAACGCTCTATTGATGATGCCGGGTCTTGACTCGAATAACTAAAAATCTCCCCGGCGCCGCTCGTCTCGGTCATCGCGGAGGCGGTCGGGATCAGCATACTTCCCTTCAAGCTGCCGGATCAGATCATTGTTGCACTCGATTTCGACCTCCATCGCCTCAATGCGGGCGTCTTTTTCGTCGCATTGATGGGCAAGAGCGGCGGCGCGGATTTTGTAGTGCTCAAGATCGAGGTGGCGCCTACCGATCACACACCCAATCTTCGATAGATTTTCGATGGTTACTTGTGCCCTATCGCGGCCAAATCCAGCGTCCGGCACGGAGAGTATCAGTGCGTCCTCGGTTTCTTGGTCGCTAAGAACGGGAGGCGCGGCTGATATGGTTGCGCGTAGTTTCATCACCTCGCGTTCCAGGTCCTCGATGCTATCTGCCGCCTGTAGTATCCAAGCATCGGGTGTTTCTGTGCGCCATTGACGCAGGAGTGATACCAGATTGCCGTATGTGGTCATTGAAAACGCTCCCGCATGGGCTTGCCATTTTCAGTATATGTATTATAGTCCATTTTACCCTCCTAAAGATATATATAGTATACCACATATGCCCCCACATATACAATATTATGCAGCTTCCATGAACTAGGTAATTCTCCATATATTCCCATATAACTTCTCACGTGCTACACTCTCTTCAACCTAGGAAACTTGTATTCTCATGGAACCTGATCGTCTAGCAGCACTTGCATCAGAATTTCAAGCAGGTATCCTTACCAACGAGGAGCTTTGCGAGAAGTACTACGTCTCTCGGTCCCGTTTGTCCACTCTGGTTCAGAGGAATGGGTGGGTGCGTCGAGTTCCTCCGACCGAAGACAAAGTACAGCCACTGGTTCATCTGTTTTCTTTTGATCCCAATGAACAGGCGGCGATGTCTGCAGCCCAAGTAGTTGCGATGCACCGCAAGGATGTCGCTCGCCTTCGCACGATTTCCAGCACCCTGGTTGATCGTCTTGGTATCATCCTCGCAGGCAAAGAGCTTAAGGATGCAGAAGGCAATCAGATGGCGTGCCTTGGTTCTCGGGAGTCTCCTGCAGATCTTTTGGAGAAGCTGTCCCGCGTTATGGTTCGCACCACCGAAATCGAGCGTCAGGCTTATGGCCTTAAGGCGTTCAATCCTGAGCAGACCGCTACGGATGCCGAGTTGGCCGCAGAACTGGATAAGCTGACCGAGGACGTCGAGCGCATCGCAAAAGAAAAAGCCCTCCAAAAGTAAGGAATTTCTACAATGAGTGTCTATCCCACCGAAATCCAGATTTACGGCACTTCGTACATGCCAGAGGCTGATGGCTCTACCGTTGGTGGGGCGGCAGACCTGACCCGCATGATTTCGTTTTCCGACATGGCCGCGAACGGGCTTATTGATTGGGTCAGTTCTTCGGCCTCGGATACCGCCACTAAAGGCGTTATTGTTGGTCTTGATGGCTATGGCATTCAGCAATCGCCTGCTGCGGTTACGCTGACTGGCACCACCAAGGTTGCTGGCACTCAGACTTTTAACCGTCTGCTCTTTGCTGCGACTTCCGGGGCATCGGTCAACGGTCCTTTGGCCAACCCAGGTAGCACTGCTGCAGTGGGTGACGTGGCCGTGATGGCACATACCCTCACGATCGCCGCCCACACGTGTCAGGCCGGGTCCGCCAACCATACCGGTATTACCCCAGCGGTCATAAAGCTACAGGCCGGGGACGGGGCCTCCGTGACCCTCGGGATGGTTATCCGCACCACGGGTGGTACCGGTGCCAACCAGGTCCGGTACGCCTGCTCTACTTCTGGCACCGGGTCGGGCCAGTACGGCACCGATGTCATTGCGGTAAACCGGGATTGGACCACTATTCCGGATGCCACCACCACTTATGAAATCGCGACGGGTATGGTATTCCCGATCCTGCCCAACCCAATCACTTCAGTGGTGCGCCCATTCAGCGGAGCGTCGGCAGATGTGGCGGGCGGCTCGATCCGTTATTACTACGAGAAATTCGCGATCCTGAACACCGATAGTGCTACCGCCTGGACTTCGGCCACCTTGATCAAACAAATCGACCCGGCTGGTCTTTATGCAGGCGGTGGGGCGTTTGACATCGTTCCGTGTTCTGCACTGAACGACACCATCACCGCCACAAACCGCCAGACGGTCCCGGCATCTGGTATTGGGTCGTGGTCAACTGGTGCCGCACCACAGACCATTATGCTGGCTGCACAGACGGCGGCATTGAATTCCGCTGCACAGGCGCAGTGCTTTTGGGCGCGTTTGACCCTGGCCCCTGGTCAGGCACCAGCCAACACCTTTGTTGATTACCGGCCCAGCGGTCTGACTGTTTAATAGGACTCTAATAAATGGCACAACGCTATGGCGACATGGTTAAAGAGACTATATCTGCACCCGGCACCGCTGCATTCACGCTCGGCACGCCGTCAACGGGCTTCGTCGCGTTTTCCACGATCCCGTCCATCACAAGTGGCGATACCGTAGATTACCTCGCCATCGATGCCAGCGGCGTGCCCTGGGAAGTGGGCACCGGCACATGGACAAGCGGAACGCTGACACGCACGACCGTGCTACACAACTCCAGCGGTGGCACGACTGCGGTGAATTTCACCGGGTCTACTCTGGTGTCGAACACACTGACGGCCGAACGGTATCTGGCGGGTCCGGGTGGGGCGATCATCGGAACGTCCTTGAACATCACTGAGACCGCGACGGGAACCTTCTCGGGTGAGAAGGACTGGAACATTGTTTCAGTAACAAACACGTCCAGCAACACAGGCGGCAGCGGCCTAAATAACGCCTGCTACATAAACCACAATTTTTCCACAGGAACCGGTGGATACCAAGGCCTTTATGTTGTCAACAACCAGGTTGGCACCACAGCAAATCTGTTGGATACGGGGTATTACACGGCTGCCACGTTCCTGACGCAGAATGCTTATAATGACAACGGCACATCCGGCGCATACAGCGGGCACTATTACGGGTTCAACGCTGTCGCCCGCATACTGTCCGGCGCGACCTACATCGACCAAGTCGTTGGTGGCGAGATTGACATCGCAGCAAAAACCGGGTCGTCCTTCAACGACCTCATCGGGTTGCAGATCGTCAACCAGTCGGGGAATACCGCGCCGTCGGGCCGGTTCTCAACTTATTTTGGGGCGTCCAGCGGGGGCGCAGACGGCACCGACACGCTGCAATACGGCCTGAGCTTTGGGCTTTACCAGGGCTACAACCCCGTATCATCCACCGGCACGTTGATCGTCTGGTATCCCCACGCAGGCACCGGATCGGCGGGGACGGTTGCAAACGGCGTGGATTTCTCTCATGGCACGTTCACAAACGCGGCTTGGCTGTCGCCGGGGGCAACGATTGATCCGACCGGCAACACCACTGTTTTGTCGCTCACCACCAACACAGTCACAGCTCAGACTACCAACGGATCGCTGGCCCTGAAGGGCAACGGAAGCGGGAGCGTCCAGCTTGGAAGCACCTTGCGCGGGGTTGATTGGTCCTTTGGCCCCGGAAACAACGCCGCAGTAGCCAACCACGGCAACGACTATGGCAGTGCGTCCGGCAGTGGCTTCGTGCTGCGCGGCGTGGCGGGTTCCGACGCAAATATTGGACAAATCTTCCAGGCCAAGGGCGTCGGCACCGCCTATATGTTTGAGGATGGGGCGGCCCACGCCATCATCAACGTGGTGTCTGTCACCTCGGGCATAAACGGCATCAACATCGTCCAGGCCGCATCTGGTGGCACCCCGACAATCACGGCGAGCGGGACCGGCGCTGTTAATCTGGGGCTAGCAGGGGCAAACGGCGGTAGCGTGACGACCGGCGGCGTCTTCTCGGTAGCATCGGGAACGTCGGGTCTCACGGTCACACCGAGTTGGTTTTCAGGGTCCGGCTACACCGGGACGTGGCTCAACCTTGACACATCTGGGCCGTCGGCCATCGGATCGGGTGGTCCGGGTACCAACCCCTGGATCGGCTATGCGTTCGCGGCTGGGAACTGGGTTAACGATGCTGCGGCGGGCGACCTTGTGTATCGCAATACCTCGGGCGCAATACGGCTGACCACCAACGCGTCAACCACCTCGCTGTCGATCATCGGGGGCACCGTTAATATCCCGGTTTTGCAAAACAACGGCGTCTCACAGTCGCCATACACAGGCACCCCGCTGTGGGGGACGGGTGCCGATGGCATCGTAGTGATATCGTCGGGCACCACGACGCTCTCGCGTGACTTGCACGCTGCCGCCCTGACCATAAATGGGACGGGGGCGATCAACACGCAAGCCTATCGTATTTTTTCTCAAGGCGTATGTGATCTATCTGCGGCCCAGACGGGGGCAATTTATATCGTCGCCAACGCCGGGGGCGCTGCATCTGGTGCAACTGCCGGGACGGGCGGTGGGATCAACAGCTACGGCGGCACAGCTATGCGTGCTGCGAACGGCGGCTCGAATGGCGCGGCGGGATCGACCGGGGTAGGTGGTGCGTCGGCGAATATCGGGAGCGCTGCATCCAGTGGCGGTTACGGTGGGGTTGGTGGCACGGGCGGCGCGAGCACCAACGCTGGTGGCGCGGGCGGCACAAGCACCAATCCCAACCAAACCGCGTGGCGCAACACCCCGCAAATAAATCTCCAGTCCGGAGGCAATAGCAACGGCACGGCCGGGCAGACATTTGCATCCAACGGCGGGTCAGGTGGTGGCGCGGGCGGCGGCGATGGCACCAATCTGTCGGGCGCTGGCGGCGGTGGCGGCGGTTCGCCGGGTGGCATCCAATTAAATTGCCGCACCATTGCACGCGGCACCAACACCAACACCGCGATCATCCAGAGCAAAGGCGCAGTTGGTGGTGCGGGCGGCAATGCGTCCGCCACGGGTAACTCGGCAGGTGGCGCAGCCGGTGGTGGCGGCGGTGGTGGTGACATCTATGTTGTCACAGAGAGCCTGACCGGCTCCCCGATTGCCAACGCTATCGATGTCTCCGGCGGGGCGGGCGGGGCGGGCGGCACTGGCACCGGCACCGGAAAAGGCGGGCAGGGCGGGCAGGGCGGGCAGCACGGGCACGTTGAGGTGCTGGTCCTGACGCAGACCGGCAGCACGACCGGCATCGCCTCGGGTAGCTCGGTATCGTCGGCTGGTTTCAACGCCACCACGTTCGGCTCGGCGGCGAGCGCGACCACGCCATCTACCCCATCGACAACTGCTGGTGGCGCAGGGACCGCAGGGCTAACAATGCAGGTGGGTCTATAAATGTCCGAAACGATCACAGCGACTTTCGCAACCAACTCATCCACCGGCCAGATGGTAACTGTCATGCAGGCACCGGACGGCACTTGGACGGGGGGCGGCCTGACATGCGGGCCGTGTGCCGAGGCCAGCGCGGCGGGGTATTTTGCCATGCACACGCTGGAGGGCGACACGCCTCCCACGCCGCTGGTCCCGACCACCGCGCAGATGGTCGCCCAGGTTACAAGCGTGCCCCTCTGGAAAATCAAAATCGCGCTCAACCGCACGCCAAACCCGGCCAACCCGTCGCAAACGATGCTCGCAGCCGCAAGCGCCGTGATCGCTGCGCAGTCGTCGGACATCGAGCTGCAAATCGCGTGGACAGGCAACCCCGACGTGACGCGCAGCAGCCCGACACTCGCGGGCATCGCCGGAGCGCTTGGCCTCGGGGGGGCTGAAATCGACGCGCTCTATCTCGCCGCCTCAACCGTGGAAATATGAGATGGCCTGCAAACTCACTCAGGCGCGAATGACGCAAATTCTTAATCTGTCAGTCGCGTCCACATGAGTTTTGGTATATCATCATTTGGTGAGTTACCTTTTGCTGGTCAACCATATATCATTAGTGGATTTACTATATCTATTGATTATAATTCCGGTGTATATATACAGGGTTCTATATTAAACAATATTTATGCTAAAAATGCAACACTGTCTAATATACAAACGAACAATAATGCTCCATTTCAATATACACTCAATACTAAAATGGATTTGATCGTTCCAAAATTTACAATTGGAAATACACAGATCAATTATAATAGCACAATTGCATGGTTTATTAGTTTGCAGGTAAACTATAACTCACCAGCATTCATGCTTAAACTGTCATATGGTAGTATTAACTCCTCTGTTTCTTGGTTGTCCTCGGCCCTTGTAACGTCTTGGGATACTAATATACCAATTAGCTTTGGCGTAGTAACGCGTAAAGATCAGAATTTGCCGTTATATGGTAACACTAAGTTTGTAGCAGACACCGTTGTTCCGGCTTCGCTTAAATCCGGTGTTAAGTTAGATGCCATTCAGCCCGTTTCGACTGTTGCCAGTATTTATGTGGATCAAAAAGTTCAAAACTATACATCGGCGGGAATGTTTCGTACCCTGATTTCTCCTGCTGAGTGGGCATATAGCATTTCATTTATATTCTCGCAACCGTTGCAGATGTCATATAATGGCGGAACTTCAGCACCAATTAACATTTATATTGTACCAGATCAAATTTTTGTGGTGCAACCTGACCTTAGATCTTTTGTAGTGCCTACTGATCTGCGTACTCTGACAATAACCAAGTAAGGTGTATCGAGATGCCATATAAGTTTGGTGCCATGGCGTTTGGAGACAATGCCTGGTTTAGCTTTGACTTTACTGGTTGGCTTACAACAGGTGATGCCATTTCTGGTACTCCAATGGTAACCGTTGGAGCGGGTATTTCCATTGTTGTCAATACACTCCAGGTGGTGGGTGGCAAAGTAATTTTTAAAATAATGGCTGGCTCCAGCCTTGCTTATCCAGAGTTGTCATGCAGCGTGGTAACGGTTGATGGGTACTTGGCCACACGCTCTGGAATAGTGCCTGTTGTGCCAAATGTTCCTTCATAAGGATCATTTGTATGTCTAATCAAGATAAAGAGGAGATTGATGGTATGCCAGAGGGTTCCGATCAGGTAAGGCTGGCTGTTGCCATTAATGAGCTTGGCCGCGCTAAAGAAGATATACGTGCTTTAAATTCAACTATGCAGGTTGTTCTTGCTACGGTTAATCGCATCGAGCTTAATCAAACTCGACATTCGACAGCGCAGGAAACCGAAGACAGAGAAGAAAAAAGCCATAGCACAACCATAATGTCTGCTGGTGCCCTGTTTCTAAGCGCCTTGACGGCTTTAGGCACCCTCTATTCCTCATTTAGACACGGATCATGAACGAACTTCCTGAATATACCATGCGCAATCTTACCAGCCAGACGGCGCGCATCAAAATGCTTGCGCACCGGAAGTCATGGATTGACACTGCGCGACCGAACCAACTACCACCCCCCGGCCAGGATTGGGATATTTGGTTATATTTGGCTGGCCGAGGGAACGGTAAGACTCGTTTGGCTGCAGAGAAAGTGGCATGGGATACTTGGAATGAAAAGAATACTATTACTCACGTTGTAGCTAGTACCCATGGTGATTTACGGTCGGTTTGTTATGAGGGTGAGTCTGGTTTGATTGGTATCATACCCCCCGAGTGCATTAAACCCCATGGTTACAACCGTTCCCTCGGTGAAATATACCTGACTAACGGCAGCATTATCCGTGGGTTCTCGGCTGAAGCACCAGAGCGTGCCCGTGGTCCTCAGTGTCATAGGTTATGGGGAGACGAGTTGGCCGCTTGGGATCAGGTTAAGGGTGGTGCCAGGGAAATGTTTGACCAAGCAATGTTTGGTTTGCGATTAGGTAACCATTCATATGCTTTGCTCACTACTACTCCTAAGCCAATTCAGCTTATTCGCAATCTGGTTGACTTGTCTGTAGGCAAGATTACCGAACGCAATCAAACCCTAAAGGATCTGCGGGTTATTGTTACCCGTGGTAGCACGTCTGAGAATTTTTCCAACCTTTCTCGTAACTTTCAAATTCTTATCAGTCAGTACACTGGTACACGTTTGGGAAGACAGGAACTTGAAGCAGAAATTCTTGAGGACATCCAAGGTGCGCTATGGTCCAATGAGGTTATAGACCGCAACCGTTTGCCATCTGTGGCGAGAATTGAGGAACTTCAACTTGAACGTATTGTTGTATCTATTGATCCTGCTGCTTCTACTGAAGAAGGCAGTGACGAAACTGGAGTTATTGTTGGTGGGTGTGATGCTGAGGGTCATGCTCATATCCTTGAAGATGCCTCAGGTAAGTATACTCCAAATGAATGGGGTGAGCTTGCTATTAAACTCTATCATAAATATCAAGCTGATCTTATTATTGGGGAGGTAAACAACGGCGGTGATATGGTGGAGAACACTATTACTGGTATTAATTCTAGCATACCATTTAAGGGTGTTCGGGCTTCGCGAGGTAAAGTTGCGCGGGCTGAGCCTGTGTCCGCATTATATGATCAAAATAAGGTCCACCATCGCGGAGTGTTTAATAAACTTGAAGACCAGATGACAGCTTTTACGACTGGTTTTAACAGAACCAAAGCCGGATACTCTCCAGACCGAATGGATGCTATGGTGTGGCTGGTTACTGAAGTTCTTCTTGGTGACATGGATAGCCAGGGTATATTTGAGTATTATCGCCGCTTGGCTGCTAACGGTGGAGTGGATATCAAGGCTGAGAAAGTAGAAATCAAAACCGTGCTTATGGGCAGCAACAATCCAGAAGTTCCTACTATATTTGGTAAAAATGGTATCAAATATGTAGTCGCTACCAACGGCACTGTACGAGTAAATATAGAAGACGCTGCTGCATTTAAAAGGCTTGGGTTTCGTGAAATGGAGCAATCTAACTAAGGAATGGCCTAGGGGATTGACGGTGCTATCCTCATTCATATAAAATGCACCCTATATAAGGAGAATAACAATGACTAGTGCTGTAGTGAATATGATGGCACCAGCGGGTTACATGTCCGCTGTTATTCATGCCAAGTCTGGAAGTCACTACATCATTGATGCCAATGGATTTATTTCTGGCGTTCAGTCCGTCGACATCAATGATCTTCAGCAGGCTGGTTTCACAGTTCTGCCAGCCACGCAGCGTGATGGTGTCTTCCTCGGCAAGTTGATCGGTGCGAACTTCAATATCACCACTGATCAGCAAATCCCGCTTTCCGTAGCCGGGTTCGATCCGGTCGGCGGCACCGTCATCATCGAGAAGATCCTGATTGTTAATGCGAGCCACACGCTTGCTTCTGCAGTCGGTGGTTTCTATTCGGCATCTTCCAAGGGTGGTACGCCGATTGTTGCTGCCAATCAGGGATATACGTCAGTTGTGATCCCGACTCATGCGTTTTCGGTGCCGATTGCGGTGAGCTTGGTTCAGTCCACGCTGGCACTGTACTTGTCACTCACCACTGCTGAGGGTGCTGCGGCCACTGCTGATATCTACGTGTTCGGTACGGTTCTGAGTTAAGTGTATGTTGCTGCCCGTATCAGACATGGAAGCATTTGATTTACTTCCACCCAAGATACGGGCAGCTTTAATGTTTGCGTCCGCTAAACATAGCGCTTTAGAGGTAATGGACCTTCTATTGAAAGAACGCAACGTTGACAACGTTTTTTACAAAATCATAAAAACAGATGCACATATGGTGGCAAACTTACCCCCTATGTCAACCGAGCAAGGGGTATACTAATGGTTGACCGATCAAAGGGAACCGTGAAGCCGTTGCCCCAGGCCAATCCGCCGAAACCAGCTATTCCTAATCCCACGGCTGTGCCGGGTCAAGACCCAGGCGCGTCGGGCAACCCATACACCCTTCAATACGCCGGATATGGGTATACTACTCCAGGTGGATATAGCCCAGGCATTGTAACGGGTTCGCCTGCTGATTGGTTTGGCCCTCTTAATCCGATGGCCCCCACCGCCCCTCCTGAAGTCGCGGGGCGTCAATTTGATTTTCCTTCGGGATACAACTTAAATATTGAGCCACGTGCCTATGAGCCAATCAAGTTCGCTGACCTTCGGGCCTTGGCTGAAAGCTACGACGTTCTGCGCACTATTATTGAGACGCGCAAGGATCAGGTAGTTCGTCTTACCTGGAATATCAAGCCGCGCCAAGATGCGAATGGAAAGAACCTTACCAAGCCCAACGATCCGGTGTTAACCGAGATCAGAGACTTTTTTACGATGCCCGATGGCGACCAGTTTTGGGATGCGTGGCTTCGTGAAATTCTTGAGGACCTGTTCGTTCTCGACGCGCCGACTCTATATGTTCGCCGTAACCGTGCAGGTAAAATGATTGGGTTAGATCCCATTGATGGGTCAACCGTAAAGCGTATCATCGACAACCATGGCCGCACGCCTCAGGCCCCTCTGCCAGCTTATCAGCAGGACCTTCATGGTATGCCTGCTGTTAACTATACCACAAATGATCTGATTTATCGCCCTCGCAATACACGTGCACATAAAGTGTATGGGTATAGTCCGGTAGAGCAGATCGTGATGACAGTAAACATCGCGCTGCGCCGTCAGATGTACTTGCTCCAGTATTACACTGAGGGCAATGTGCCAGAAGCTTTGATTGGGGCACCAGAAAACTGGTCGATGAACCAGATCAAAGATTTTCAAAATTGGTTTGATAGCGTTCTTGCTGGAGAGACTGGTACACGTCGCCGTGCCCGTTTCATCCCAGGTGGTGCCAAGAACGTCATGAACACGAAAGAGGGTGCGCTCACTAACGAGACTGAAGAGTGGTTGGCTCGGGTATGTTGCTTCGCTTTCTCGGTATCCCCAACTCCATTTATCAAACAGGTAAGCCGCGCCAACGCAGATAGTCAGAAAGAACAGGCACAGGAAGAGGGTCTTGCTCCCATTCAAATGTGGATTAAGTCTCTTATTAACTATATTATTTGGAAAGAGTGGAAGCGCCGCGACGTAGAGTTTACCTGGGAGCTTCCTGATGACGTCGATGCGGGGAAGCAGGCAACCATTATCACCGACTACGTAAAAGTTGGTATTTATTCAGTAAATATGGCGCTGGATAAGTTGGGTGAGGACCCTATCAATGGTGGTGATCAACATTTAGCCCTACTACCAACAGGCTGGGTTCCTATCGCTCCCACTAACCAGTTTGGTGCTGCGGGTGGTGCGCAGGGCGCTGGTGAAGTGCACGATGATGTAAAAGCACAAGGCACCACGCGCCAATCAACCGGCAAAGATCCAAAAGACGTACCGCCACCCACTCCTAAGCCAAAGGACAAACCGGCGGCTAATTCAAAGGGGGTAGGCAAAGTTGCTAGCGTCCCTTTTGGAATAGGGTTGAAAAAGTCCTTCAATCCGAAACTGATCTCAGTTAAGGTAGAGCGACCATCGCTGGTGGCTTCACGTGATCAAATTGAGAATGCTTTACATGATGTGTTCCTTAAGGTAGGCTCTAAGGCAGCATATCATGTAAAGCAGTCGCTTCACCGTTTGGGTAAAGCGTCAATGTTTGAAGTTTCCTCCGCTAGAAGTATTGCTGAGTCGGTTGATCTCTCAGGATTTTCTCAAATACCTGCAGGCATTCAAGGTGGGTTGGTAGATATAGCACAAAGCTCTGCCAATGAAGTGTTATCAAACTTTCCTGAGGGAGACGTTTCTGTCTCAGATGCGGCTGCTGCGGTAGAAAGCCAAGCCACGGCCAGGGCTGCAGAGCTTGTTGGTATGCAGTATAACGCTCAAGGGGAACTTGTAGCAAATGCCACTGCTGATATATCTATTGACGGCACCACAGTCAATATGATAGAACGAGCTATAATTCAAGGAATTGAAGAGGGATTGACAGTCGATGCTGTATCTGGTGGAATAGAGAGTACGGTATTTGGTGGTGCTCGTGCCGCTCTGATAGCTGGAGCAGAGGCAACTAGGGCAAATTCTTTGGGTTTGTCTATTGCGGCTCAGCTTTTAGGATCAGTAGGTTACACTTCGCGTAAGTCCTGGATAACAGAAAACGACTCAAAGGTTTGCGCCGACATCTGCCAGCTTAATGAAATGGATGGATGGATATCAATAGACGAGCACTTTACCAGCGGTGATTTAATGACACCGGGCCATCCTAAGTGTCGCTGTGGCCTTTCACTTCAGATTGGATAATGTTAATGCCAGGATTTAGTATCCATCTTCCTATTGCCAAAGTAGACAGCGCCAAGCGTTTGGTATATGGTGTCGCTGCATTACAGGAGGAGGACAAGTCCGGTGAAACTTTTCACTACGACACTTCGGTGCCTCACTTCAAAACATGGTCTGAAGAGGCCAACAAGGCTGCGCAGCAAATTGGAACTCGGTCGCTCGGCAACGTGCGCGAGATGCATGGCAAATCAGCAGCTGGTAAACTTACCCAGATTGAGTTTAATGATGATGACAAACAAATTGAGGTCTGCGCGAAAGTTGTAGATGACGCGGCTTGGAATAAAGTCGAAGAGGGCGTATACACCGGGTTTTCTATTGGTGGTGACTATGTGAAGCGCTGGAGTGAGGGTGGTACCAAGTTCTATACCGCGCGCCCAAGCGAGATTAGTTTGGTGGATAACCCTGCTATGTTTGGTGCTCATTTTTCCATGATTAAAGCGGATGGTGGCATTGAGCAACGCTCATTCATGAAATATGTGGCACCGAAGGAGAACAGCGTAATGATTACGAACGACGCAGTGGCTACGCGCGCTGAAAAGTTGGCAAAAGCAGCAAACTCGACTAGCTTTGCCAGCTTCATCACAGCAGCCCGTGAAGAACTTGAGAAAGAGGCAGCTTCGATCTATGATGGACATGCGCAGTCCGTGGCGCTTGGCGGAGAGGGCACCAAGGTCGTCGTGGACCCTGTGGCGGTGATCACGGATAAAAACAGCGTGGCTCAGAACGAAGACACCACCCACGGTACGATGGCCGACGACCCGGAATTTGATAAAGATCTCCAGGGTCCGAAACCCTCTGAACCCGGCAACACTGCTGCCGTCAAGGTGCCGTCTGGTGTTGAAGTGGCTACTGATCTCAAGGATATGGGTAAATCCGCCGACCCGCGCAACGACGTGCAGCAGGGCTGGCAGGCGAAAGACGGCTCGTTTCACATTTCCAAGGCTGACGCGGTTAAGCACAACGCCAAGCTGGACAGTCCTCTCTCGGCCCTCGGGAAGGCCCTCGGTGGCTTGACCGCTGCCCTCGGGAAGGACGCTGCCGCTACGGCGGATGCTCCCACCGCCGAGAAGCCCGCCCATACCGAGAAGGCCAGCGGAGAGGCTGAGGATGTCCACTACGCCGACCCAGGGTACAAGGCTGACAAGAAAAAGCGGTATCCGGTGGACACTGAAAAGCACGTTCGGGCTGCTTGGTCGTACGTCCACATGCCGAAGAACCAGAAGGGGTACACCCCCGAACAGGTTAGTGCTGTGAAGAGCAAGATCGTGGCTGCTTGGAAGAGCATCATCGGCGGCGAACCCCCCGAGGCTGCTTCGAAGTCGATGGTTACTGGCACCCTTAAGAAGGGTATGTACAGTGTTTCCCGCCTTGCGACCATCATTGAGGAGCTTGACTGGTTGCACGACTCCATCGAGCGTGAAGCAGAAATTGAGCAAGATGGCTCTGCAGTGCCTGCTCAGCTGAAGGGTGATATTGCGTCTCTGGTCGGCACGCTCAAGATGATGATGAACGAAGAAACCGCCGAGTTGTTCAGCGTCGCAGAGCATGTTGACTTTGCTGAGATGATGGAGATGGCCGCAACAGGTATCCCTGGTCAGCAGCTTGTGAAGTACATCGGTTATGTTGAGGGCCAGACTCTTGAAAAGTCGAGTGGGGTTGGTAAGGGCCTCTCGGTCCTCAAGTCGATTGCAAAAGAGGCCGTGCCGAAGGGCAACGCCGTCAAGATCCAGGCCATTCATGATCATTGTTGCGCCATGGGTGCCAAGTGTGATGATGGCAACATAGGTAAGGGCGCTGGCATCGTGCCGGATGACAATCGTTTGGCGAAAGGTATGGAAATCCTTGCCGCCGAAAACGAAGAATTGCGCACCGGCCTCACTGAGGCAATCGATGCAATCAATAAAATGGCCGAACAAGTTAAGGCCATTCAAGAACAACCGGTGGTGCAAGCACCATCAAGGTTGAGTGTGGTAGCCAAAGGCTCTGATGTCTCTGGAGAAGCAACGGGCGGTCAACCTGCCAACGAGCTTCTTAAGAATTTCTCGCCTGATGCGCTTGCTGCAGCCGCTATCCGCCTGACCCATTCAGCAGGTGGACACCGCGTTTTCAATAAAACCTAACGGACCCGGAGACGGAACCGATGCTCACTTCAACGCCCTTGAGCAAGGCAAAACTGGTTCACCACAAGGAGAAATGACGTGAACCCAAATATGATTGCCGAGACGCTTAACGCATTCAAAAGTGCGTATTCGTCGCCCATCTCCGATCCGCGTATTGGTGAAATGCTGCAGAAGTCCACCTTCACTCAGGCGGGTTCTGCCACTTCGGGCATTACGTTCTATGACCTGGAACTTGGCGCAAAGTTCCTTTATCCGGTCCTCACCCCGCTCCGCAACACCCTGCCCCGCGTTTCCGGCAAAGGCGGCATCCAGGCGAACTGGCGTGCGGTCACTGCCATCAACACGGGCGGCGTCCGCCTCGGCGTGTCTGGTGGCAATCGCGGCGGCGTCATCGCCGTGGCGACCCAGGACTATACTGCGTCCTACAAGGGCATCGGCCTCGAAGACAACGTGGATTTCGAAGCCCAGTATGCTGGCATGGGTTTCGACGACGTTCGCGCCATCGCGGCGAAAACGTTGCTCGAAGCAACCATGATCGGTGAAGAGCTTCTGATCCTCGGCGGCAACGGGTCCACTGCGCTTGGCCAATGCACCCAGCCCACGCTCACTGCCGGTTCTGCGGGTTCGATCGTCGGTACCGTCACCGTTTCGGTGATTGTGGCGGCTTTGACCCTCGAAGGCTTGATCAATGGCAGCGTCGTCGGTGGCGTGCAGGGCCAGATCGTTCGTACCAACGCTGACGGTTCTTCGGATACCTTCGGTGGTGGCGTGGCGAAGCTGTCCTCCAATGCGACCGTAAGCGTGACCAGTGGCACTGGTTCTGTTGCGGCCACCACCCCCGCCCTGACTGGCGCGGTTGGTTATGCTTGGTTATGGGGGCCTGCTGGCTCTGAGGTTCTTGGTGCGATCACCACCATTAACAGCCTTGTCATCACCACGGCCAACGGCACCGGCATGGGCGGCACGCAGACTGCTGCTTCCCTCGGTACCAACGACAACTCTGTGAACGGCCTTGTGTTTGACGGTTTGCTCACGCAGATCATCAAATCGGGTTCCAACTCGTACTACGCCGCTCAGCCGACTGGCACGGCTGGTACCGGCACCCCGCTCACGGCGGACAGTGAAGGCGGCATCGTCGAAATCGACGTTGCTCTGAAGCGGTTCTGGGATGTCTATCGCTTGTCTCCGACTGTGATCTACGTCAACTCGCAAGAAGCACTCAACATCAGCAAGAAGGTTCTTGTTGGTGGGTCGGGTACCTCCAATCTGCGCTTCAACGTCGATGTGAAGGATGGCATGATCGCTGGCGGCGTCATGATCAAAGAGTACCTTAACCGGTTCTCAATGGCTGGCGGTCAGTTGATCCCGATCAAAATCCATCCGAACATGCCTGCCGGTACGATCCTGTTCTACACGGAGCGTTTGCCGTATCCGTTGTCGAACGTCGCGAATGTGGCGCAGATCCGCACTCGCCAGGATTACTACCAGATTGAGTGGCCGCTCCACAGCCGTAAATACGAATACGGCGTGTATGCAGACGAAGTGCTGCAGCACTACTACCCGCCTTCGATGGGTGTAGTCACCAACATCGGCAACGGCTAAGCCCCAACGATAGCAAGGCCCCCCATCTCCGGGGGGCCTTAGCTTCGTTAAACAAGAAAGGCTCACAGAAATGGCTAAGCAGATTTTCGCTCCCCCCGGCACCACCGAAGTTTCTTTTGGTGGTGAAACGTATGTTGTGGCCGAAGATGGCACCGTGATGGTGCCCGAGTCTGCGGCACAAGTGCTCCTTGGCAGCCATGGTTTTGCGCTTTCGCTCGAAAAGACCCGAGTGATTACTGCAAAAGTTGCCAAAGACAGTGATCTCGTCGATGACGATGACAATGATGCTCCATCGCCGTCCGACTTTTCCCGACCGATGACGCAGCAGGACATGAAGAGTTATCTTCGGTCCGAGGGCATCGGCATCCCAAAGGGCATCATGGTCGGCCAGTTGCGGACCCTGGTGGAAGATACCTATGCAGCCCAGTTGGCTGCTCACAAGGGTGAACCCGTCAAGACCGACGCGACCACAGGGGCTGTATAATCATGGCATCTGGTGATCTAGTAAAGCTGGCAGACGCTAAGGCTTGGTTGGGTAGCACTGATGCCCCGAGCGACCTGCTTTTGGCTAGCTGGATCACCAGGGCTTCCCGCGCGGTCATGAATGAACTTGGTAGAGGCTCAAACTTAGGCTTTAGGGCTGTTACTGAGATCCGCGACGGAAATGGAGGCTTGACTCTGCCTCTTCGGTACTGGCCGGTGCTGTTGGTGTCTGCTTTGTCGATCAATGGCACCCCATATGAGCAACAGGCTCAGCCTCCCTTCGGCCCCGGTTTTTATTGGGAAGCTTGGACGGGTGACGATACACAAGGCCATCAATATGTTGGCTGCATGGGTTCGCGGTTTTATCGCAACATTCAAAATATAAGCATTTCATATACGGCTGGATACCAAATCCAGGGTGAGGCTTACACGGTTGGTTCGCTAGCTGTCATTTCCACTGCTCGTCCATGGCAATCGGACCAGGGTGTGGCTTATGCAAACGGTCAAGCGTTGATCCATGTGGCGTCCAACCCTGCTCAGGGCCAGTATACTGTTGATCCTACCACCGGCATATATGGCTTTGCTGCGGCTGATGTGGGTGCTCAAGTGGGCATTACATACAGCTACGTACCAGAAGACCTTCAACAAGCTACCCTCGGCATTATTGCTTGGCAGTGGAAGCAGAAGGAACGTGTTGGAATAAATTCTAAGTCTCTTGGCGGTCAGGAAACTATTTCATTTTCTCAACTTCCAATGGACAGCCTGACACAAATGATGCTCCAGAACTTTAAGTCGGTGATACCTTTATGAGGTTCTCGATTTCGGTTGTTGGGGATACCGACATTGCTGCTAAGTTTATGTCAGCCCCGTCCTCTGTAAACGAGCTAATAAACTTAAGGTTTCAGGAACTTGGTCAGTACCTGCAGAATTACGTGCAAGAACAAAAATTGTCTGGCCAATCATTAAACCGCGGTACAGGTGAGTTGGCCGACAGTATTACATTTGATGTCCAGGACACTGGAAGTGGTGCTGTTCTTAATATAGGTCCAAAGGGCGTACCATACGCCGCCATTCAAGAACGTGGTGGTACAACATCTGCTCACGAAATACTACCAAATAAAGTAAGCGCTCTCCACTTTTTTTGGGGTGGAAAAGAGGTATTCTTTAAGGTAGTAAACCATCCAGGTTCTCGCATCAAGGCCACAGGATATATGCGTGATACTTTGACCGAGAACCAAGCATACATCAGAAATACCATTGCCAACGCTGTAAACCAGGGGCTTGGATTTTAATGACTGTCGCTCGTGAACAGGTAATGGCTGCGTTGTTTACTGCACTCTCAAATGCAGTTTATAGCGATGGCACCAGTCCGGTTTTTAATTCTGTTAGCAGAAAACTAAAGTTATGGGGAGAAGTGCCACACGACCAGCAACCTGCGATGTTCTTGGTTGACACTCATGAAACCCGAACCCAACAACCCCCTCAGGGATTGCCCTCCAAGTTGCTTATGCGGACGGCTGCTATCATTTACGTGAGCACCACAAACAGCGAAGACGTCCCTTCGGTCCAGATGAACTTGGTCCTTGATGCAGTGGATAAAGTGTTCCTCCCTGATGACCTAATACGTAATGTGTTCACCTTGGGCGGATTGGTGCATTACTGCCGAATTGAAGGCAACATCGCCAAAACCCCAGGTGACCTGGACGGGCAGGGTATGGCCGTGATACCCATCAACGTGATGTTGCCATAGGCAATAGATATGGAATTGCATATAACATGAAGGTGTGGTAGTATGGAGCCTCAGATTGGAATTTATAACATGGCTCCTATCGAAGGCGATGCCACCCCACAGGCTGACGTATCCTGGACGTCCGGAGAGTCGGTCGAGGACGGCGTGCGCGTCGAGGTAGGTATAGATATAGCCGCGTCGTCGGAGACGGTCCCAGTGGTCCAGGGAGAGGTCACCGTGACCATCTCGGCTGATATCCTGGAAAACAAGCTGCGGGAGTGGATGATTTCCAGCATTCATGGTTCTCCCATTTCACAGTCTACGCCTGCGTATAACCACCTTGTTGCAGCGCTTCCTGCGCTGCAAGCAATTATCATGAGGGGACCATAAAATGCAGTTCGGTTTCGGCGCTGGGACGCTTTATGCGACCCGTAATGACATTGCCAATGGAACGCCAATTCGCTTTGGTGCCATGCAAGACATCAGCATTGACTTTGCTGGTGAAGTCAAGGAACTCTATGGCCAGAGCCAATATCCTCTCGACGCGGCACGCGGCAAAATCAAGCTTACTGGCAAGGCCAAGTTTGCCCAGATCAGTGCACTGATCATGACCAACATGTTCTTTGGTACCACCGCGACGGCTGGCCAAACCCTGACTGCGTACAATGAGTCCGCCACGGTCAGTGCTGCAGTAACCGCTGCCACGTCTGCAGCCACTGCTGTCAACGGCACCGTTCTCACCTTTACCACCGTTCCGGCTGGTGTGGCCGTGGGTGGGTCGGTAACGGACACCACGGCAACTGCTGCAATCCCTGCTGGCACTTATGTGGTGTCCAAAACCGGCACCACTGTCACCCTCTCGGCTAATATCATTACCCCAGGTGTGGGCAGTGGTGATAGCATCAAGTTTGGCCCATCGGCCAGCGTGGCGAATGCTGCCACCTTCACTGGTGACCTCGGTGTTACCTATGCAAACACGGGTGTCGTGCTGACCTATGTTGCATCCAATCCGTCTCAGGGTCAGTACATCGAACAAAATGGTGTGTACTCGTTCAACGTGGCCGATGCTGCGGCACCAGTCCTGATCAACTACCTGTATACCAGTTCCACGTCTGGATTTACCATCAACGGCGGCAATCCTTTGATGGGTAATACCCCAAAGTTCCAGGCCACGTTCAACCAGCAGTACAACAACCAGGGCACTACCCTTACCCTGTATTCTTGCGTTGCCAGCAAGCTCACGTTCCCGACCAAGATCGACGACTACGTGATCCAGGAATTTGACTTCATGGCGTACGCCAATGCTGCGGGCCAAACGTTCAGCCTGAGCGTGGCCACCTAAACCGCAGTTCACGGATTGAACTAATCTCGCTAAACAAACCGAGATAAGGCAAATAGAATGGACGAGACGGCGAAGTTTATGATTGGGGGCCAAGAGGTTGTCCTCGGCCCCCTTTCAATTTGGTCCCTTAAGCGTTGTTGGGCGTCGATCAATCAGCTGTCGAAGCCGATTGCCGACTCTTTTGAGCGCACCGAAGTGTATTGCAATATCATTTCGGCTGGGATGTCCCTCACCAAAGAAATCAGCACAGAAGAACTCATGAAGCGGGTTCGGTGGGATGAGTCCCTTGCGCTCGCCAACGGCATCGTTGATTTGCTGCGTATTAGCGGGTTCAAGGCGACCGAGGGGGCGGCAGACCAAACTGCGGGGGAACTTCAGGCGACGAACAATTTGACGGAAACTGGTCAAGCGTCGTCGCCCAACTCGTAGCATATGGAATTGAGGGGGGGTCTTGGGATCGCGTCGAACGCAACATTACCCTCCCACGACTGCAGGCTCTTCGGGACCACTGGCACAGATATCCCAGAGTTGAATGGTTGGCCGCGTCTTACATGGGGTATAAGCCCCCAGCTAGCAGTAAGGGGCTAAATCTTCCTCATTCCACTCCGGAAGATACTAAAATTGGAACACCAGCAGACCTTGCTGCGATGTTTGGACTAAGACCCGGTGAGAGGTTCACACAGTAAATGTCCGGTTCATCTGACGGCAATGTAAACGTTACCATTACAGCTACTGATAATGGTTTTGTTGCAACCACCAAAGCTGCGCAAGCGGCTGTAGAACAGTGGGCGCAGATCACCGGACAGGCTAGCAATACAGCAAAACAGGCATCGGTTGATTTCCAGGGTTTGATAAATTCTACCACTGGCGTATCTAATGCCCAAAAGTCTGCTGCTGATAGTGCCGAAGTATTTCGTAAAGCACTTGGCGATGCCTCAAATGAGGTAAAACAGCTTCGTAACAATATGAACGATGCTGGCAATGGTATTTCTAATGGAATGAATAAGGTTAGCGGGTCTACGTCAAACGTAACCCGCGAGCTTGTCGTTCTCGGCCATGAAGCTATGTCTGGCAGATTTAGTCGTATCCCTGGATCGGTTCTGGTGTTGGCTGAGTACCTCGGCCAGGCGGGCCTTGCTGTCACCGGATTGATTGCAGGGTTTGCTATGGCCGCTATTGGGGCCGAAAAACTCATAGGATTTATGGGGCGCATTAACAGCCTCAAAACTGGTGTTCAATCGGCGGGGGCTTTCTTTAATCCTGGCCTTGATCAGCAAGCCCTCACTGACATGGCGATGAAGTTTCGCCAGTTAAAGGATGTTACTACCGAAGACTCACAACAGGTAGTTGCCGCTTATGCACGTATGCAGGGGGCCACTATCCAGACTGTCCAGGCCCTGGTAGATGAAACCCAAAAGTTTGCTGAGGCCACCGGGGAAAAATTGCCCGTAGCCGCTGAAAATTTAAAGCGAGCCTTTGAGTCCCCAACTGCCGATGGGTTAAGGTTCCTGCAAAGTATTAATGCTAGTTCCCAGGCAATAAATGCTTTTAACGCTGTGTCTGGTGAGAATACCACGATCCAGCGTCGAGTTATTATGCTAAACGAGCTTGACGCGGCTACTCAACGCGTTGCCAAGACCCAGCAAAATGTTAACAAAAATAAGGAAGAAGACTCCTCCACCGCCATGACGGCATATGGCGGGTTTGATGGTGGTGGTCTTGCCCTGGTGCAAGGCCAGTGGGACGTGATGGATGAAGCCGAGAAGAAGCGCATCACGCAGCACAATCAAATAATGCGCGATGCGCTTACTAATATGTCCAACGTTGAACAGCAAACCACATCTCAAACCCCTACGTGGTTCGAGCTTCAGGCACAAGGGGCTGATGAACTTAAGGCTAAAATTGCTGGAACTGCTACTGATTATAAGCAAGAGCATATTGACGAGGCTACGTCTCTTCGGGATTATTGGCAGCAGGCCAGCACGTTGGCACAGGCTGGCAGTAAAGATCAGATGCGGGCTAATGAACAGTATTTGCGATATAAAGAGCAAGCAGACCTCCTCACGCTGAAGCTTGATGAGTCCACTGCTAAGTCGTCATTAGAAGCCCAGTTAGCTGCTTTGACGGCTCAGCAAAAAGCTGCAGGTGAAAACAGGTCCCAGATCTTGGCGCTTGAGGATCAAAAGCTTGCTCTTCTCAGGGCTGCATATGGTGAGGACAGTAAGCAGTATCAGACTGAGCTAGCTAAAAAGCTGGAAATGGAAACCCAGTTTACTAAACAATCGATGGCGCAGGCTGAAACCAAACTTAAAAACCAAGAACGGTTGGATGCTGAGTCGCTGGCCACTACCACCAAGCGGCTTAACGCTGAAGTTCAGCTAAACAAACTGACCAAAGCAGAAGCCATCGATCAGCTGAAAGCTTTGGTTGACTCCAATGCCCAAGCTGAACTCGGCATGCTGGACACATTGCAGAAAACTCTTACCGAAGGGACTGCAGCGTGGAGCAAAGCAGCTGATCAAAAATTACAGATTGAAACGCGACTTAAAAACCAACTCGCGTCACTTGATCAACAACGTGAGTTGTCTGAAACCAGTACCAATAACAAGATTATCACGTCATATGTTTCATTGTTTGACAGCGTTCAGCGCAGTGCCCAATCGTCCGTTTCTGGTTTGATGAATAAAACTGAAACATGGCGACAGGCTGAAGCTAAGGTGATTAATTCTGTTTTGACTGATTTCGTTAGCCTTACTGCTAAAATGCTGGCACAGTGGGCAGTAAAGGAAGTCGCCCAAACGAATATTACTACCGCAAATGCTGTTGTTCGTTCTCAGGCCGAGGGTGGTACAGGGTTAGTGGCATTAATTGCGCAAACCCTTATGAGATGGCTAGGCTTGGAGACTTCAAAAACAACTATCACCACCACGCAAGCTACCGCCCGCACCATTGCGCAGGGTACGGCGGATGCGACCCAGGAGTCGGCACAAACCACATCTAATGGAATATCTCTAGTACAAAGCAAGTTGGTGGCGTCTTCTGAAATTCAGGCTGCAGCTGCTGTTGCGGGTGCTAACGCTTTTGCTGCAACAGCAGCAATACCCATGGTTGGGCTAGCTCTGGCCCCAGGTGCTGCTGCTGCTGCCGTTAGTGCGGTAGAAGGCATGCAGGGATTGGTGGCTCTCGACGTGGGCGCGTACAATGTACCACAGGACATGCCAGCATATATTCACCAGGGGGAAATGGTGGTCCCAGCCGACTTCGCTTCTGGTCTTCGGTCCGGAGGATTAAGCTCAATGTCTGGTGCTTCTAACACAAGCTCTAACACTGGAGGCGGAGTATCGCCCGCCCTTAACGTAACTATCTCTGCTATTGATCTGCAGACGGGTGCTGGATTTTTGAAACAGCAACTACCGGGTTTGGCACGTATGCTATACTCACATTGGCAAAATAATGCTTCGACAAGGCCCGCATCATGAGCACCCTGCCTGTATTTCCTGTGTTTCCGGGTGTGACATTTCCTGTTAAACGTTCTGCTAAGTGGAAAACTGTTCCGCAAGAGTCTATTAGTGGTCAAGAAACCCGCCTTGCCCTTTGGTCGTATCCGCGCTGGAAGTACGAGTTATCTTTTGAGTTTCTTAGAACTTATGGTAGCTACACTGAATGGCAAACCATGATAGGGTTTATTAACTCTATGAATGGCTCCGCAGGGGTTTTTCAATATTATGATATCACTGATAGTATTGCAACTGCCCAATCAATAGGCACTGGCGACGGCACCAACAAATCGTTTCAGTGCGTTAGGAGTTATGGTGGCTTTTTAGAGCCAGTGTTTGCGCCGGTCACTATATCGGTGTATTCTACTGTAAGTTCCGTAATCACTCTGGTATCACCCACATTATACACAGTCTCTCAAACCGGGCAAGTGGTATTTACTACGGCTCCCGCCACGGGTGCTATCATTTCGTGGACGGGAACGTTTAATTGGTTGTGCAGGTTTGATGACGACGAAATAAAGGCTCAAGAGGATATGAGTGGGTTTTGGTCTATTAAGTCCTGTATGTTTAGTACGGTGAAGCTATGAAAACGCCCAAGTATGAAACCAGTGCTGGGGCACTTTTGGCTCTGCTTGAAACACGTCAATTTGTTACCGCTGATTTATATACTTTTCATTTAGTGTCTAGCTTTGCTACAGGTGGCTCATCAACTTTAACATACACCACCGCTGATACAGACATTGGATATAGCGCAACCGTTTGGACTCATGGTGGCCCGCTTATTGATAACCCAGACCAGAAGGCTCTTGCCCACTGGAAGATAGGGGCGGATACGGACACTTGGCAATGCATTGTTGTTCCCAGGTCTGTGGATCCCATTACAGGAACCGCATATCCGGATAAGATAGGCAACGCTTCATGGGCTGCAGCTTGTCTTGGCGGCATGCTTGATGGAGCCATTGTATCAGTTGATAGATGCTACTTTGCGTCGTGGCCATCTCGGCCATATGGCCCATATATTTCCCCAGTGGGTGTGTATAACATCTTTACTGGTCGAGTCGGGCCTGTTGATGTGGGTAGAACCGCAGTTGCCCTTACAATTAACAGCCACATGGAATTATTAAACATACAAATGCCTCGTAACTTGTATGGTTCCGGATGCAGGCATGTGTTGTATGACGCTGGGTGCCAATTAAATAAATCAACCTATGCCGTATCTCTAACAGCGACTGCAGGTTCCACGTCACTGCAAGTTAATGGTGTGGCCGGGGTCCCAGGTGGTAGCGGTACTTACAGCATGGGCAATATGATAGCCACGTCTGGTAATAACGATGGGTTCTCTCGGTCCATTCGTTATTGGGGTAGTAATGGCTCCTATCCAAGTTCGTTTGTCTTAATGAGTCCGTTTCCTTTCTCGGTTAATGCAGGCGATACATTCACCATTTATCCGGGTTGCGATAAACAGTTAAGCACGTGTGGAAATTTCGGTAACACGCCTAATTTTGGTGGAATGCCTTATATTCCAGCACCAGAGGTTGCAACATGACCGAGGACGAACAGAGACAGGCGGTTGTTAAAGAGGCCCTTGATTGGGTTGGTACTAAGTATCACCATATGGGCACGATCAAGAAATCCATCAAACCAGATGGAACGGTTGATAAAGGTGGGGTTGACTGCGCCACGCTTTTAAATGAAGTCTACTCCAGGACTGGTATGATCGATCGGGAAGCTGTAGAATATTATCCGATCGATTGGCATAAACATAACCATGCCGAGCGCTATCTTAACAGAGTTATGACATACTCTGTCGAAATTAGCGAAGAAAAGGTTAAACCGGGTGACGTGGTGTTGTACAAATTTGGTTTGGCATACGCTCATGGGGCTATCGTCATCAACCCAGGTTGGCCAAGCATAGTGCATGCACCATGGACGTCGCGAATGGTCCATGCTGACACAGGAAACATGGGTGTATTGGAAGAAGCCCCGCGCCGCTTTTTTACGTTATGGGGTAACAAGTCATGATGGGTGGGTCATCCTCAACTAAAACCCCGCCAGCGACTGCTCTTCGCATTCAGTCGTCGATTGCTGGTTTACCCATCACGGTGGGTTGGGGCCGCACCCGCGTCTCTGGAAACTTGATATGGTATGGAGATTTTGCTTCCCATGCTAACTCAAGCGGTGGCGGTGGTAAGGGTGGTGGTGGGGGCGGCAAGGGTGGTAGTGGGTCCACCACGTATAACGCCAGCATTATCATTGGCATTAGCGAGGGACCCATATCTGCAGTAAATGGGGTGTGGAGCGATTCCACCTATTACTCGTTAGGTAGCCAATCCCTCGGGTACCTGGACGGCGATTATGGCCAGGGCCCCTGGAGTTATCTGTCCTCGGTATATCCTAGTCAGGCATTGGATTACCGTGGTTTGGCCATAGTGGTTGGGGCTAATATTAGTCTTGGTACATCACCAAACCTACCCAACTATACATTTGACGTGTCGTTCGCTATTAATGGAGCTATTTCGGGTATAGACGGCGCAAACCCGAAGGACGTGCTGATTGACTATCTTACCAACCCTTATTATGGTGTTGGGTTCCCGTCCTCATTTATTGGGGATCTCACCAACTACTCTAACTATTGCATTGCAAACGGATTGGTTGTAAGCCCAACTATTACTACTCAAACAGAAGCTCGTCAGTTTGTAACTGACTTGATGGATGCTACCAACAGTCAGATTATCTGGATTGGAGGCAAGTTAAACGTGGTGCCATATGGTGACACTAGTGTGTCTAATTATGGAGCTACGTATACCGCCCCCAGCACGGCGTTGTTTTCGCTGAGTGACATTGATTACAAAAGCCCACAGGGCGGAAATAATAACAGCTCTTCGTCGCTTACACAAAGCGACCCAGTACAATCCTCCAGAATTCAATCGTCCAATCAGTTTAACCAGATCTGGATTGAGTTCCTGGATGCATCAAACTCATACAACCCAAACACCATTAGCGCATCTGATGACGCCAGCATTAACCTTTATGGTTTGCGCAAACAGAGTACCAAAACCCTACATTTCTTCACATGGGTTAACGCGGCTGTAACTAGCGCCAACCTGATGCTTGGCCGTCAGGCCATCAGAAACACGTATGCCTTTACTCTCGGCCCTGAGTATATTATGCTCGACCCTATGGACATTATTGAGATTAATGATCCTGCGCAGGGCTTGGTTAATACATGGGTGCGCATAACAGAAATCCAAGAAAACAACGATTATTCGTTGACTTTCCAGGCCGAAGACGTTCTAGTTGGGTCAGGTTCAACACCACTATACAGCGCCCAAGCTTCGCTTAGCACAGCGCTTCCAGCTAATTCGCCCCCCGCAGGCGTTATTACACCTGTTATTTGGGAACCAACCTACGCATTGGCAGGTGGGACCGAGATTTGGATAGCCATCGGCGCTCCCACCAATTTTGGCGGGGCTGATGTTTATGTCTCAACAGACAACAGCAATTACATCAATATTGGTAGGTTTAACGGCAACTCACGTGTTGGCACGTTAACTGCTACAATCCCCTCGGTTACCCAATCAGTTTTTGGCATTACGACGCTTGACACAACAAACACCCTATCCGTGGATATGTCGCCTACAGGGGCGCAATTGCTGTCTGGGACGTCAAACGACGCTCAGGTGGGTAATACCCTATGTTATGTTGGCGGCGAGTATATATCTTACGAAACCGCCACCCTAACCAGCGGAGACGCCTATAACCTTACGTACTTGGTTCGCGGAATGTATGACTCGGTGCCACAAACCAATACCCCTGGCACCCCGATCGTTCGTTTAAGCGTTGGTACATATTTCACCTACACGCTCACTGCTGACCGTATTGGGCAGGTACTATACTTTAAGATACTTCCGTTTAATCAATACGGGGCTGGTGAACCTGATATTTCAGCGGTGTCTCCGGTTGTGTATACTGTGGTTGGCACAGCGCTTGCTGAAGTGTTGGCCCCGCCGACCAACCTTACCACCAGTTATATTGGCTCGTTTACCTATCTAAGCTGGACCGAAATCAAAGATTGGCGTGCCCCAGTATATGAAATCCGTAAGGGTGCATCGTGGGCTACTGCTCTAAAATTAGCCACGGTGGCTCATCCGCCCTTCCTTGTTTCTGGTAACGATACTTACTGGGTGGCAGCAGTAGTCACGCCAGATCCCGCATTAACAGTATACTCGTCTTATGTGGACCTGTCTATTCAAAGTTCAGTGCTGGCACCGAATGTTGCAGCAGCCTGGGATGAACTAGGCACAGGCTGGACTGGCACGCTCACGGGTGGCGCGGTACTAACTGCAGGAACCATTAGCACAAGTGGTGGCGTAACCTCTCAAGTTGGTGGCGTTTATACCATACCAACCTCTCACATCGTTAATGTAGGCCGGGTATGCACCTGTAATGTAATCATCAACTGGTCGGCATCAAGCTTCCCTACCTCCCAAAACCTGATTGGTTTGGCAAGCTTCCTTACTGTCACTGATTTCCTCGGTGGTGCGTCGTCTTATGCTGCCCTGGTTTACCCGGAAATAAACATCAGCCAAGATGGCACCACTTGGGCGGGGTGGCAAAAATACACCCCAGGTGCATATACTGGCATGGCATTTAACCTGCGAATGCAAGTACAAACATCTGACCCTGGAACTATTGCCCTATTAACGGCATTTAACTTCGCTATCGCTCCTCCTGGTCGAAATGACCACTACATCGGGTTGTCCGTGCCGACAGGTGGCTTGACCATAACGTACACTCCAGACGGCAGCAGCACTGCGGCTCCTTTCATTGGTGGCCCTGGGACGTCAACCGTTCCTTCGGTCCAGGGAACTATACTTAGTTCCACCAGCGGCGACACTCTGATAATATCAGCAATGACGGTAAGCGGATGCCACATTGTTGTGCAAAACGCGGGTACGGCAGTTGCACGTACTGTAAACCTCTTGGTTGAAGGATACTAATCATGGCTGGCGTTCTATCTTTACCGGTATCCGGCGTTATTACCGGGGTTCAAGAACAGAATTACATTAATAGTGCTATTGCAGCCTTGGCTGCCATGAGTCAGGGTTCCTCGGCCCCCACCACCACTTCTACTGGTCTGACTTCAACTGCTGGCGTATGGTGGCACAACACTTCAAATGGCAATATTTATGTTAGAAATCAGGCAGACAACGCGTGGATTTTGATCGGCACGCTTACAGAAACCGGCACAGGCGGGACGTTTGCTCCAGCTGGCGTTACCTTTAACTCTGCGGCTATTATATCCGCCCTCGGATATACACCAATAGCGTCAACCACGTGTGGTGCTTTGGCGGGGGTAACAGCAGTATCAGCGGCGGTGACCCTCTCTAGTTCGAGTAATAATACATTGGTGAACTGTGGCGGGACTGGTTCTTATACGGTAACCCTTCCATCTGTTCCATCTGTCGGCACCACGATTGAATTTGCTTGTCTCACTGCTGCGAATAGTGTCACGTTGGCGGGTAACATTAATGGTAATGCCGCGACTAGCATTCTTTGGTCAGATAGCACTAGTGGCGCAGCCGCTAGGTTTGTTTCGAACGGATCAACATGGCTGCAGGTGCTATTAATAATTACATCTTCTGGTAGTGGTAGTGTTGGGGGTGGTGGTTAATATTAAGTTTGCTGAAATATCCAATGGGAGTAACCAATGATGTTTGATCCTGTGGCTAACTTTAACCTTGCAGTCAAGCTTACCTTGTTTATTGAAGGTCCGATGTCGGATGACAAGGTTAATGATGTAAATGGTGGATTGACTAAGTACGGTATATCCCAAGTACAAAACCCCGACATCGACGTGGCCAACCTTACCGAAAGCGAAGCTATCGCTTTCTACAAAACGAGATACTGGGATGCAAACAGCTGTGGTGACTTGCCCTGGCCGGTGTGCTACGTCTTGTTTGATATTGACGTAAACAACGGCGACATGATTTCGGCTAAGTTGATGCAGCGGTCCCTAAAAATCGTCGATGATGGAGTTGTGGGACCAAACACAAAAAAGGCCGTGATGTATTCAAATTTCGTGTCCCTTGCCCTGCGCACGCTGGCAAAGCGCGGCGTATACTACACTGAATTGGGCAACTGGGAAGGAAATGCTGAGGGGTGGATGTTTAGAAACGTAAGCGTTGCATTTAATTGCTCGCTCGTGCCACAGACCACCCCTTAACAAATCGAACCGAAGAACGTCGCAGCTTCGGGGGTCAATAGCGGCAAAAATCGTCAACCAAGGAGTATAGACGATGGACTTTTCAAAAGCGTTTACTGAGTGGAAGGGCCAGTCAACCACTGGAACTGGTGCGGCAATCATTGCCGGGGTGATCACTGGCTTTCAATCCGGTGCCATGGATTGGCAGCATGCCATCGCTGGTCTTGTGGTGGGGGCTATCCTGCTTGCTTGGCCCCAGCGCTCTTCGGCCCCTGCAGTAGCAAGCGCTGCCGGGACAGTGACCACGGATCTTGAACAAATGTTTGCGGTATATCGGGCTGGGTTGCTTCATGGCGCATCGGTGAAGCAAGCAGCGTTCGGTGCTCTGACAGACACATCAGCAGTCGGGGCGGTATCAGATCTCACCAAACTGGCTACTGCCCTCGCACCCGTCTCCGTGGCGTCCGGATCGGCTCCGGCCTCAGCCGATACTGGCACCGCTACCCAGGCTGCACCGGGGCCGTCCGCCCTCGGGACGGCCATCGCTGGGGTGGCTGCAGGGCTACTGCTACTAGTGGTGGCTACTGTCATCACAGCATGCAGTGCAACCACGGGTCAACCGCTTGTCTCGACTGCTTCGTTGCAAGCCGAAGCCCAACGTCTGGCCTATATCAACCAAATCTCGTGTTCAGCAGCTGCAACTGCTCAACCCATTCTGGTTGATTTGGTGTCAACTGGTGCTGTCGTTGCGTTCCCCGGTGATGCTGCCGGGGTGGCTGCTGCGGTGGCTGGTGACAACGCCCTGCATGCCAAGCTGCAGGCACTATGCCCCATGGGTACCCAATTGTTGCAGAGCTTTGCGACCGCAACTCCCACCGTCGCGGCCACGTCTCCTCCCTCGGCCCCGGCTGCTGTAACGAAATAACAGCAAAACTAATGGGGGCTGTCGTAAGATAGCCCCCACTTTTTTGAGGAAAATCCAATGCAATATGATCAACATACACTTGAGTTGGCACCAGAATGTGCCATGTGCTATGTGGATGCTATTAAGCCAGTTTGGCAAAATGCAGAAAACACTTGCCATCTATTTAAGTTCTCTACTGGTGAATACATCGACTATACATTCGCTGGGACCGAGGACATCGAAGAGTGGCTGGTTGATTTTTATGCGGTCCAGGAAGATGTACATGACCACCCCGACTTTGGCCCGGTTCATAAGGGTCTTTGGGATAACACCAAAGACGCAATTCAGTTTATGCTATCGGACGTTCAAGGACAAGGGTGGCCAAAAGTGCGTTGCGGTGGGCATTCCAAAGGGGGTGGCAACGCGCGACTTGCTGCTGCTGCTTTTCGGTCCCTTGGCCGACCCTTCGCCGCACTTCGACTGTTTGAACCCCCAATGGTTGGCACAAAGGCTCTCAGCTTTCTTCTCTCGGACACTGACGTGGCGTGGACACAGAGTTACAACGCCAGCGGAAAAGACGTTGTAACCGAAGTTCCGTTTTGGGGTGAATTTGAGCAATCCGGCGTGCTTATCTCGCTCCAGGTGCCGGATGATGCTGATGTTGCCACCAAGCATAAAATCCCAGCCCTGCTTACTTCTCTTGGCTTGCCGCCCATCGCTGGCGATTAACCCTAATCAAGGAACTAAAAATGGATGACAGACAGCGCAATCTATTCGAAAATGAACCTGACGCGCGGCAAGGTGGTGACATTGTGCCCAGTAGGTTTCGTCACCGGTATCGACAACTAAGTGCCGAAGAAATCCTCCTCCACGACGCCATCAAAGAACAGGCGGTCGTCATGGAGGGGCTTTATAACAAGGTGAAGTCTGGCCGCTATCGTTCCTTAGGCTTCACTGCTCTCGAAGAGTCCGTCATGTGGGCTATCAAAGAGCTTACCAGCTAACCCTACCTGTTACAGGACCAGTGCAAGGTAGAGTCGAAGGAAATCGACTCTACCTTGCACTGTTAACGCTTTGTGGCGGAAAATTATGCTAACCGAATTAAGAGTTCTTCGGCTCCGTAGACGGCCTTTGAATTACAGGACTCACAGGTGTAGCCGCAAGCGTCAGGCTCACATCCGTCCTGATCCTCGCCACATGCAACACAGATGCCAATATTGTCCAGACCGAAGTTGTTCGCCAGGACGGCCTCCATTACTCGGTCAAGAGTGACCGCCGGATGGGGCTTGCTGATGTTATACTGTACCATTAACGTGTCTCCACCGGTAGCGCCATAATCATATCGTTAATCCAGATATCCAGGTCCCTGATAGCATTGTCGATTTCGCCACGCTTGTATTTCTTGTGGCTGATGCCGGTGGCCGCGTTGAGCATCTTTGTGATAGTCATTCCCCGAAATGGCACCACGCGACAGGCTTTATAAAGCTTTATCGCGCCTCGCAGCGTTTTAGCAGATGCGAGGCGGGTGGCGTCTGGCCCCACATATGCTGAAATACCGCCTGTCTCGTCTTTAACCAGATAGCTCTCAGTCATGATATCTCCTTTGTCTACTCTTTAGTATACCACAGAGCCGAGGGGTCCACCAGTATACTTTAGTCATCCTGTTTTAACCGTGGCCGGTTATCAACCAGATACTCAACCAATTCTAGTTTTTTCTGGTAGGCATGGATGACATGGCTCTCGATAGGAGAGGATGAAAAGTCGTTATATAATACTGCGTTCTTTTGCCCATATCTGTGTGGCCGGTCCTCAGACTGCATGCGATCGTTAAGATTAAAGTTGTTTTCGTAATAGCAAACAGTATGACATGGATTAAGGTCCGGATCACCCAATAAGGTATGTCCCTCTTTACCAGCGCTCAACTGAAGCACCATTACTTGCGGGCCATCAGCACTATTAAATTCGTCTTTCTGCCTGTTGATTTCCTCGGGTTTCATGCCACCAACGATATACGCGGGTTTTACACCTGTCTGCTCAAACATAGTGTTTATCAATTCACCGCAAGTCGGCTTGAAGTGAGCAAATACCAAAGTCTTGCTGGTGCTTCCGTTTCCATCTATAACGTCCATCAGCGCCTGAAACTTGGGCAGTTTCTTAGTCTCGATGAGGCGGTGCACTGCGCCGTGGTCGTAGATGAAACCAGAAGAAATCTGTTGCAGCTTAAGATACTGACCAACAACCGCGCCCGATGTAACCACCGTGTCATCATTTACCATTACTACAAATTCTTCTAGCATAGTTTGATAATGTTCGCGGAGAACGGTCGGCATAGGAATTTTAATGGGGTCGCGATACAACTTCTCGGGCAAATCAGCCCACTCTTTCTTGGTAGCCCTAAATCCGCAAGATGCTATGATCTCGCGCAGTTCCTCTTCATTCTTTACCCCGACCGTCTTCATCTTGCCTTTGAATGAAGGAACTATAACACCATACCTTTTATTAAATGCTACTGCGTTTGAACCATTAAGCGCACCCGCGAACCGAAGTTGAGGCCAGAAGTCAATAACTGTATTAGTCATTGGGGTGCCGGATAAGCAACGTTTAATGATAGCCTCTTTACCGTAATTACCCAAAATGCGACTCGTGATGGCGCTACTGTGGTTTTTAATCCGGTGGCTCTCATCCAGCACCAGCATGCAGCGGCGCGTTTTTAGTAATTCTTCAAGATAGTCACCACCAGATGACAGTAGTGCCTCATAATTAAACACATGAGCATTACCCTTAAATTTTATCTTGGGCTTGATCCAGGCGGCTTCGCCGTCCCACATGCGAAATTCAGCACCCGACTGCCAGCTTTTGGCTTCAGCGACCCAGTTGCCCTTTAAGCTGTTGGGGCACACTACCACCAGATCGGTGACGACGCCCCCTTCTGAAAGCCGGGTAAAGTCTTCCAGGGCCACAGCTGTCTTGCCTAGGCCCTGTTCCATAAACCAATTGTATCCCTTACGCCCTTCGGCCATCTCAAGGGCTACCCGCTGAACTTCGAAGGGGCTACCCTTGAGATGCCACATATATCAAGACTCCGGGTTGGCGATGATGAAAGAGTTTCCGCGTGAGGCGCTGATTAGAGCACTATCAATATCACCCCATTGCATCCTGTGGACTTCATGGCTGTTGACGGTTATTGGCAATAGCCTACCCCATGCCTTGCTCAGCCGCTCATATACCTGACGAGCAGGGCATATAATATTTGCTCCGTAAAAGCTTCCAATGGTACCATTACCCATCTGCTTCTCGGTGGCAAGGAACATTGTCTCATCCATAATATCAGCAAACTTAACGATTAGCTTCATTTCATGAACCTTCCGTACCTCTAAGTGGTCCTGATTTGGCCAATCTCCGAATGCTCCTTTCATATACTGCTCTTCTACGACCTTAAGGGCAGGTCCGATACCCGACGCACGCTTTGCAGGACCCATAATATCACCGACGCCCCCCTCTGGCAAGTCGTGCACCAATGCCATCTTAAGCAATTCTCCTCGGTCCCCCTTCCAACCAATCAGGTCTGCCGTTTGGGCAGCATAGATGGCAACATAATACATATGTTCAGCGACGGACTGCTCGCGGACGCGGCGGATGATGCCCCAGCGCTGCACGAACGACATTTCACGATATTCACGTTCAAACATTGACGGTCCTTTCTAATTTTGCCGACGGATTATGCAGCGCGGCCAGAGGCTCCACCGGCTTGATTGGTTGCACAGTCTGAAGGGCCGAGATGATGAAACCAAGGGCGAAGTTAGCAACGTCAGCCGCTTCCAGGATCATTTCAATCTTGGATCCCCGCTCTGCTGCTTCCTCAAGCTCGTCAACCTCTTTTCTGAGAAGCCCCAGCAGCACGGCTGGTGGCACGTCGCCAAGAAAACCCTTCTTAGCGTTGAGGCGCAGCTTATATCGCTGCGCCTCCGTCATCATGCGCAAGAATTCATCATACTCGCTGTAATGACCAGTGGTGCTCATTTGCTTGCCTCATAACACGGGAATTTTGCAACGGTGTTCTCACCCCACTCGTTTACCTTCGGCCCCCATGACCACAACGTATCCGGATTAATACCGGTTTCCTGGTGGATCAGGCCCATTCGGTTGCGAAGGATATTGAGGTACTTCTCATCCTTCAGGTAGTTGATGAAGGTGGTGAGAACGATAGTTGGGTTATTAAGGCGCAGTGCCTCTAGGTATTGCATACGTGACCAAGCCGAGATGCGGCGGACACGCTGGGTAACCGTGGTGCGCTCTGGCTCTACTCCAGGCAGGTCATCCCACTGCATTTCCTGGCTGTCGGGATAAAACGGGCCACTATCACCAATACGTTCGCCAGTGTCGGGATGGTAAACATGGCCAACGCGGATTGGGAAGGTTCGCTGAACCATCATTACCTCGCCAAGGAACCGAGGATTAATAGACGCGTCAGCGATGCCCTGACCAACCCAGCAATCCCGGCCAGTGCAATGTGGGTAGAAGCGCGAGGCATTCAAGCTCAGGCCGGTGCCCTGTGGAATTTCAACCGTTACCGAACCCTTTTTGTGCATATAATGGTTCAGGTCCATGACCTCAACCTTGAGTGGACCATTTGGGTTGATAGAGTCACCCGCAAGAATGCCTGGCCTCCGCATGATCTTAGAGGCTAGGGCTGCACCAACCCCTTTCATCGTTGACCCAAGATGAGTGGTGGCCCCGCTTCCTCGGTTGTTGCCAGACTCCATCATCTTGTGTTCTTCATGAATGATGGCAGCTTTCGGGTGGATGCGGATGCGGGCCATCAGTGCGTTGGCATCCTCGCCTGTCGCACCAGACACGTCATGAATTTCTTTGTATAACAACTTAACGTCGATGATCGACCCTGCGTTAAGGTAAATGATGGACTGGGGTGACATTACCCCAATGGTCGGCAGATGATAGCACACAAACTTGGTGCCGTTTTCCAGGATTGTGGTGTGTCCAGCCTGTGCACCCGCGTTGGTGGTGCTGATGAACTGCCGCCCAGTCTTTGACACCATGTGGTCGTTTCGGGCCACGATAGCAGCGGCAAGGCCCTTGGCCTCACTACCAAATTGACCGCCGACGATGACAGATGCTTTGCCATGATGTACGAAATCACGAATAGACATATATAGTCTCCGAAGTTATGGTTTAAGGTTGTAGTGATGCATGCTCTTTGCGCCGACGCAGATCGGCCAGCATCAACACTGTGTAATTTGCAATGTCGACAAAATTGTCTTCATGCTGACGGTTGCCAGAAGCAAACCGTGCTAGTTTGGTAGCGATGTTTGACATGCAGTGAAATTCAACATCTGTCATGCCCTCGGGGACTTGAATGCCAAGGGACTCCATCACGCCCTTAAACGGGGTGCTATTGTCCTTGATGTCGGCGTAGTTTGCCCCCCGTTCTACTAACACCACATGCATTTCACCAAGGATATCCTCGATGTGCTGAAATAGAGTCTTCGGGATTACCTGCACAGGCTCACTTGCCACTGGAGCAACGGAGGTAACATCGATGACCACCGGACGCCGCGAGGGCCGATTTTGCGTCGTAGACATTTTTGTAGAAACTCCGCTTTTGTGGGTATGTCACCCAGGGTTAATCCAACGTAGATCAGGTCTTCGGTCTTAGTCTTGTACACCACCCACCACGCGGCTGATCCCCCTGCTTTGACGATGCCAAGGATACACTGCTCCTGTAGCTTAGTCAAGGGGTGGGCGAACTTGACAAAGTGATCATCTTTAACTGGCAGCGCATCCAGCTTTTTAACCTCAATAAAATGGGTAGTGTGCGCTCCATATGGTAAAGTCACAGTAAGGTCTGGTATGCCATTGACATACATGTTGGACGACTTGATTCCCCAACCATTGGCTTCACGCACTGCATCAAGGATAGTGCGTTGAATGTCGATTTCTTTGGTCATGTGTGGATGGTTCCATTATATCTATAATCCCACTCATAAGCCAGGAATTTAATGCAGTCCATCTCATCCTGCGTTGGTTTCTTATCCAGACTTCCAGGATATATAATACAATTAACGATTATATATCCGTTATCACGCAAATACTTAGCTGGCGCTTCAGGATCAAGGTCACCGAATTTAAGCTGAATGCGGTCACAAACAGCGTGAGATGCACTTGACATTTTATTCTCCAAACAACATCTTCTCTTGCGGGAAAGTGGCATCAGCCCAGTTGCGACCGATACCGAAATCTGCTACCATTGGAACCTTTAGGTAAACCCCTCGGTCAGGGCCGAAATCAGTCATCAATCGCAAAGCTTCATTCATCTGTTCAATATGATCGTTGTTGGTCCGGTCCGCCTGAAACCCGAGTGCGTCATGCACAGTGTTAAGCATTGCACACTCGTCGCCCCGGCTCTCGAAGTAGTCGTCGATCTCAACCATAGCATACTTAACGATGTCAGCATTCCCACACTGAAGCAGACGATTGATGGCCAAATAGGACTTGTCACTATGTTCAAGTCTGGCCAAACGGCCGAGAAGACTAATCACATACCCCCGCGCTTTCATACGGTTCCCTGCATTCCTCTGTAGGGCCTTTACTTCGGGCATGGCCTCGAAATACTTGTTGTAGATTTCTACACCCCGCTCTCCCAGCATGGCGACAATTTTGCCCTTACCACCACCAGTAATGAGCGTCTGGTTAAGCCTCTTGCCGCTCTCGCGGTCGATGGAGGCTGCTGTAGCGACGGCGGTATGAGCATCCACGGGCGGGCTGGACAGGTATCCGGAGACAAGGACGCGGCTCTCTGAGTAGTGTGCGAGTAGCCTAGGCTCGCACTGGCTCAAGTCGGCGTCCCACCAGTCCAGGCCGTCATCGGGGATAAACATACTGCGGATCAGTTTGGCCTTTTCCTTGTCTCTCTTCGGTACCTGCTGTAGATTGGGCTGAGAAGACGAGAAGCGGCCAGTGACTGTGCCATAGTCATCATTTGCCATTTGGGTAAACGTGGCGTGGACCCGACCATTCCACAAGTGAGTTTCCTTCATGGGCAGCGCGAAAGTATTACGCATGTTCTCCCATTTGCGTAGTGCAAGGATTGGTGCGCCTTCGGGGACCGAAGACAAATATGCCTCATTAAACTGTGGCTGGCCCTGTGGAAAGGTTTTGCTTGGTGCGGTCATTGGCCAGTCGGTGCGCCCAGCCTTCTCCATTAGGCCACGGATTTCTTTTGATGAGTTAATGTTAAACCCATCTGGTAGTACTTTGCGCGCCTCGATGATCCTGGTTTCCAGGATATGTAAAATCTCATCAAGACGGCCCACATCAATCTTGATACCACGCCTGGTCATGCGGTATACTGTGCGGGTAACCCGGCTCTCCAAGCCGCGCATAAATTCTAGGCTATCACCTTCAGCATTAAACGGTCGCGCCAGCGCCTCGATCTGCTTTTCCCACAAGTTCCAGGTTGACACACCATCGCCTGCGGCGTAATCGAAGCCAATGAGATCATGCCCGTCCAGCTTCCAGAAATTGCCTATTTGAGCACGGCGTTCGGGGGGTCCGCCAAACTTACCAGCTAAGTGTTTATAGAGTTCGCTCCCCTGCTTTGCCACTGTGTTTGCACGTTTACATGCGCTATCTAAGCTGTGGGATGCCGCAAATTCATCAAGTAGTGCATCGTTTACTTCGGTATCTTCCATGGTTCCGGAAACTTCAATTCCGTGGGACCACATAAACATAAGGTCGAATTGAAAATGGTGACCCACCCAATGCAGATTTCGCCGCCTTCTAGATATTTCCGCCATAGCCAACTCAAATGGATGGCCCGCCTTATCTGGATGCTGGATAATATTGCCAGATAAGTAATCAAGTCCATGCCTGACTGGTACGTAATAACTATCGTCTGGCCGTTCTCCAAAGGTGAAAACATGGCCGACGATCCTATCAGTCTTCCACGAAAGCCCTGTGGTTTCACAGTCATAAACCACGGAGTCCGTTTCCTCAAGGCGTCGAAGAATGATTTGCGCCTCATCCATTGATCGAATGAGTATCGGGGTGCTATATCCCATGTATCCCTCAAAAACTGATCTATTTCTATTATACTAGCAGGTATCATCTTAGCCCGACATGCGGCGGTATCTGTTAAATAACTCCATGCTCTCAGGCAGCGATGATGTTAGCAGCTGCAGCACCGCCTCACCATACTCTCGCGCTTCGTACTGTGCGTGACCGTGGACGCGCAGAGACAAGAAACCCATGATATTGTGGAGATCTTGCTTCCATAGCCAATGAGTATAGTGATTTAGACTGAGGAAACAGCGTGCCAGTTCATTGGGAATTTCATCAGCGATCGCCATCTTGTACTGGTCATAACCATTCTGGCAGTGACTGTTGAGATTACATGCAAACAGCTTCTGCTCAAGTGTAGGCTCTGAACCAATAACCCTGCCCTGCTTTACACTCTTCGGCTTGGCACCGATTATGCGAATGTCGGGTATATACCATTTCTCGGGCAGGGTCACGTAGCGTGCCGACACTTCGTTAATGGCAGCGGTGCGGTGGCGCACAAACTGACGGGCCACAAAAATCGGCATCTCCATCTCGATCCAGCATTCAATCATCTCGAATGGCGTAGTGTGCCGGTTCTTCATGAGATAATCACAAAGCTTAAGGTCCAGTTCTCTTGCCCTCGGCTCCAGTCCACCATCAAATGACATGCGGGCTGCTAATGCAGGATCGATATCATCTGCATCAAAGTCGCGGTTAGGACGGCGCACCGGGCCTGCCAGATTGGCCAAGCGCACCGATCCATGATCAAGGACCGAGAGAGTGAAACGATCATTCATCGGGAAAGCCCCTATCCTCATCGAATTGACGCTTCACGTAACCAAGCTTGTAGGCCACCCTGTCCAGGATAGACCATTGCTTGGGTGAGAACCGGGTTTCTGCAGCATGCTCTTCGAAGCGCTCTGCCTGATCATCCAGAAATCCGCGCTCCCATTCTGAGGCTTTATTACGGTTAGCAGCAAAAGCATCGAGTAGTCCATCTACCCAGGCTTCCTCGTCGGCATTAAGGGCCATAATCTTGCTCCGGACATTTATGTTGGATGATGCGGGCGTCGTGCTGAGGCTCAGATTGAGCGATTGATGCCCTAATCCTTGCTTCAGCGTGTGCGTAATCGGTATCAACAAGCCGTCCACTGGGTAGTATTGATATGCCCAGTGGACGAATATGTTGAAATTCTGGACCAGTGGATTGCATCCGGCCAGTGGGCGAATACACTTCATCACGCTTGATACGCTTTGATATCGATTTGCGGAGACTGGTGGCGAGAGCATGTGCTTCGATCGCCGTGAGATGGGCAATGATGATCTCGCTCGTTTTCGACCAGGGGTGGCACCCGACCATCTTAACGGTGCCATCGGCCTGTGGGTCGAGACGGATGTTTTGAAACGAGTTACCACGGCTGAGGGATAGGGTAGTCATAGTATATCTCCTTTATGTGGGGTGGTCCCTTTGGCCGAAGAGACTCTACGCTCTTCGGCCCTGGCGGGTTGCCAGTCTGCTGCACTGGCGCTAGATAAAACACCCCTGAGACATCTAGCGCGCGCTCTCGCTCAGTGCTGCGCAGTCAGTTAGTACTTGGCCCCGCCAGCATCGACGGTGCCGTCGATGACGCCTTCTTCCTGAGCGCTCTCAAGGTCCTTGATGTTAAGGCCCATCAGCTTGAAGCTCTCATACAGTCCCTTGTATTGCATGAACTCTTCCTCGTCCTGCACGAAGCCTGCAGCGGTGAAGGAGTAGTTGTAGAAGGTATCACCCGATGGGTTTTGGTCGCGAACGTTGCCCATGGTGAAGTAGCAGCCGAAAGACGGCACCGACATCAGCTTCAGCTTGCCCAAGAACTTGCGGGCAACCCGGATGCCAGAGCGCTGCAGCGTGACGACGCCGATGCCCAGTTCGGGATGATCCGGCAGAGCCACCGCCATGTTATACATGCGGGTTGCGGCAGGCTGGCTGTTCGGGTCTTCGGGATCGGTGCTGCCCCATTCGAGAAGACCAGAAGCCGCGACAGTGGGCTTGGTGCGCCACTTGACGAGTTTCTTGTTGTCCTTGTAGGGCTGCACTTCGAATTCAGCGTTCGGCGGTGTCCAGTTCACGCCATCATCAGCACGGGCAAGGATGCCGCCGCCTTGATGACGCGGACGCCACAAGATGGCGCGCATGTCGATGTAAAGCGGGACGATGCGAAGTTCCTTGCCGAGCGAGACTTCGGCAACGCTGTGCCAATACTCGCCTTGCTTGGCCTCGTCGAACTCTTCGCACTCGGGGGAAACCGCTTGCAGGAGTTTGAGGCGGGGGGTTTCGATGTCGCCCTGACCGAGGTTCTCGGTCCCTTGGCCCCGCATGCCCTGCATGAAGCTCGGGATTGGGGCGGCGACTGCGGTGGTTTTGGTTTCCTTGACGGTGACGGCCTGAGTGGGGGCCTTACGTGCGGGTGCAGCGGTGGTCGGTTTCTGTGCCATTGTAGCTCCTATATGTGAAAGTGGCTCGATTATAGTACCATAGCATCTGCAGGGTGTCAAGCCCTGCAGATTGCTAGATGATGTCCTGACCCTGCTGCTTAAGCAATTGTGCCTGAAGCGGAGCATAGACCGAAGGCAGATCCTTAGCGGGTTGGGTTGTCATACCCAGGATCTGCCAACGCGGATCGCCTTTTGCTTGGTCCCATTGCAGCATAGCCCAAAGCTGCGCATCTTCATCTTTGTCAAAGGGACCAATCAAGTGATAGCCAACGTCCCGCATTACAAGGATATACTGTTTCAACATCGACTTGTCCCTAATTTTGAATGATTGCTGACTTGCGGGGCCGAATAAGATCGGGGTGGTCCCAGCACCAGTCCTCACCCTTGGGCTGAGGGAAGCTGGTAGTCTGACCAATGATCATGGGTTGACCCTGTGGACCCGGCACAACGATCGCCGTGCTGGAGGGAGGACCACTGCGGCATATGATACCCCCATTAGGATCACGTTCCTTAAGGGAGCAGGTGCTGCAAGTGTGCGGCTTTAGGATAACAGGTTCCGACATCTTATTTCGCCTTCACCTTTTTGCGGGTCAGGGTGGTGCTGGGTTTGGTGAAGATCGAGAAGATCTCGTCGGGCAGTTCACGGCCCTCGGCCAACTCAGCCTTCGCAAACGCGCTAAGCGAACTTGCGTTGATGGTTTCCTGGATCATAGCGCCATGGCCATTGTCGCGCAGCCACTTGTAAGCTTTGTCCTTATTCTCTCCGTTAACCGAAGCATACAGCTTCATGACAACGGTCAAACGGTCGCCGTTCATGGTGGTCAGTGTCTGCAACTGCTCACGCTCGAAAGACTCTGGGATCAACACGCCCTGGACCACAGAGATAACGGCCTCAAAGTCCTTGATCTGAAGCGTCAAAATCTCCTGTGCAGTGCGCAGTTTGGAGTAGATTTGAGCCAGATGGGCAGCACGATCACCATGGCCCTTAATCTCGCCCATCGCTTCACGGACAGCGATGTTAAGCTTAATCAGGGCCTTCTCGACGGGTAGCCCCATCTTGTGGATATCGTCTAGCTTGAGGAGGGGCGGCACTGGGACCACTGGGACAGCCTCGGCGGCGTCCACCATGGCGTCCCGACTGGCTCGCCGTGTCTCGGGGGGCTGAGATACCGGGGCTGGTGGAGATGCCACGGACGGGGCCGAGACGAACGCAGCGGGCTTGGTCTTTACAGGTGCTTTGGCCATGTTGGTATCCTTTATTGTTTAAGGCTAATCTTAAAGGGCCAGTATGCCCTCGACTGGCTATCGTAGCGCAGGACCGTGATGCTGTCAACCTTTTGTCCCAACACAAAGATGGACGCTGCTGTAATAAGCGGATCGCCTATCAGCACTACGTAATCCTTGTGGGGATTAAAGTTCATCGTATCAAGGTAATAGTTGATCAACTGAGGAAGGTTGTTCTCTTCCTCTTCGGCCTGATCTGGATAGATGACTCTGGTTTTGACCAGTGGATAAATATTCAATCCAAATCTGCGGAGGTCCGAGAGATCGAAGCCCTTCGGGTCGCTCGGCATAAATACCCGGCACTCATGGGGGGTTCCCAGAGGCGCATTATTAAACTTAATTTCCACTATTTGGTGCCCTTATATGCCGGGGCAGGGGTGCAGATTTCGTCTTTGTTGCTAGACGTCTTGCCGCAAGCGGCGCATTTCCAGGTGGTGGCGAGGCTTAGTGCTTGCATTTTACTGTTTCCTTTATCTCTGTGTGAACGACCGTTGGCCCCAGGAGGTCAGAGCCTGAACTATTAGCCTCCCAGGACCTAATGTAACTCGCACTACGGTCGAACGGTGCTGTCGCTAATGTAGTAGTTCAGGCACCACCACACAGCCTAGAGTTACCCACAAACTCCCGTATTAAAGGAGTTTGAATTAGCTGCCGCCGTTCCCTGGAATAGGATTGGCGTTGTCGACTGCTTCGAGTTTCTCGTCTTCGGTCAGAGGCTTCGGCGCCTCGTAGAGTTCGGACGTGAAATTATAGGTCTTGCCGAATTCGTATTGATTGAACGCAGCCGGGTTGGAGATGGTGAGATCGAGACGCGCGCTCGGGGTTGCGGTGCTGAACGAGTAGTTCGGGTCGGTCGGGTCGCTGGAGTAAACGGCTGAGAAGCCGACGCTGACGTATTTGACTTCGCCGTCGACTTCATATGGTATGTATTTGTCACAAACAAGACGACATTTTACTGACATGGTACTTTCCTTTCTTTTCAGGACACTGTATATCGAGGGCCGAGGGCCGAGGGCCGAGGGCCGAGGGCCGAGGGCCGAGGGCCGAGGGCCGAGGGCCGAGGGCCGAGGGCCGGGGACCTTCCTGCTTTCAGATCGTTGCCTAATGGGTGGCTCTTAAGTCCACGTTTTGAGGCAGCGACGTCTCTTGTATTAGGCGGCGATCGCCAGCGTCTTGCCGTCGATCTTGATGCCTTCGGTGCG